ATGAATACTTATCCACCAGAAGAAATCAAACGCCTTATTTCAGAATCTTTGAGGAAGAAACACGACAGCTACGTGATTCAAGAATTGTTTCAACAGTTCCCGACAACGACAGAGCTATTAGAAGCAAGCGAACAGCAGTTAACCATGATCAAGGGAATTGGAATAGGTAAGGCTCGCCAGATTACGGCTTTGCTTCAACTGGCAAAAGCCCTGACCATCCCCTCTCATGATCAAATTGCAATTCATCGTCCTAAAGATGTATACGATCTGCTCGCCCCCGACTTGAGACATTCTCCCATAGAACATTTCATTTGCTTATTTCTGAATACAAAAAATCGTGTGATTCATAAAGAAACCATCTCAATCGGTTCGCTGAACGCTACTGTAGTACATCCACGTGAAGTTTTCAGAGCCGCAATCAAACGATGCAGCGCAGGACTCATATGCATCCATAATCATCCCAGTTCAGACCCTACTCCATCACCTGAAGACATTCAGTTAACCAAAAGACTTGTGAGTGCTGGTGAACTCATTGGTGTAGAGGTGTTAGATCACATCATAATAGGGGGCAGCAATTACGTCTCTCTTAAAGAACGAGGATTAATGTAACCAGAGATTGACAGGGACATTTCGTTCAATTAAAATACAAATGACTTTACAAGTTGCTCAGATGAAATTGACACTGACAGCTTAAATAATAATCATCAGACGCGATTTTACAGGATAATAGCGCAGACTCATGGGATCAGAGCTTTCTTCTCATGCTGTTTGACTGTGCTCTTGTAGTAGGCGTCTTTTTTGTTGTCTAAAAAAGGTGGTGCATTTAACCATCTATTTTGATAGAAATGGCGGTGAGCTGTATTTATATGCACTGATTTAGCTGTTATATCATATTGAGACATGCCTTAGGAAATCTTATCCTAATTTATGGAGGTGAAGATTTGAGCACAATTCAGCAGAATATTGGCGAAAAGATACGAATACTGCGCTTTCAAAAAGGATTGAGTCAAGAACAGTTGGCACTTCATGTTGGAATTAATACGTCTTATCTCGGGCAGGTTGAGCGCGGAGAAAAAAATCCGACAATCAAAACACTGGAAAAAATCGCAAATGGCCTTGATTGCACTCTTGAAAATTTGATTGTGACCAATGTGCATAGCGGGACTCCTACCGACAAAAATGCAGTGCTGACTCTGCTAACTTCAGACGATCTTAGACAGCTTATTGCAGATACGATAAGGAGTAATACACTCGAATCACATACCGATTGTAAGCAAGCCAATAATAACAAGGAGTAACAAGGAAACGCGATTATCACAAACACCCACAACAGTATACGAAAGGATTTGATCTGCAATGGGCTTTATTAGAGTAGTAGGTTGGATATTCATGCCATACGTAATGGTCTTTATTCGATGGAAGAACATAGGAAAAGTTGTAAGAGTGATGGGAACCATCTGGGCTATCCTAGCGCTTCTCATAACAATCGGCATAATATCTTCTGATGGCGACACAGCCGACAACGCCACACCAGCAAACGCAGAGCAAAGCGTAAACGATAAGGAATTAGCAGCCAATGCAGATGCTGATGCTAAAGCAAAAGATGACAAAGAAGCGAAAGAAAAAGCAGAGGCAGAAGCCAGAGCTAAAGCAGATAAAGAAGCTAAAGATAAAGCTGAATCAGATGCAAAAGTTGCGGCTGACACAGAAGCAGCAAAAAGTCCCTCATGGAACACATCGGAGATTTATACTGATAAAAATGGCAATATTGCATTAGCAATTGATATGCTGAAAGCATATAAAGGCACTCTACCTAACGAAGATAACGTTTATTCAGCAGACGTTTTGAAAGCGCCTTGGAACTTTTACGGCAAAAGTGTAAGTTTCAGTGGCTATGTCGGTATCGCTCAGGATTATCCACCTGGAAGTGATTTCGAGCAGCAAGGGATATTATCGCAAATTGTCATGACCACTGAGGACGGAACAGCAATTGATATTCTATTAACTATCCCAAGTGGGAATATCAAGCCAGATGACTTCATTACCATTAATGCCGTTCCCGTAGGCCTCTTTGAAAATGACAATGAACAAGGTGGTACGTCAACATTGGTTGCCGCAGTTGCAGATAAACTGAATGAAACCAACAACTAGCGGACAAGATTCCTCAGTATAAGTTCAAATGATGAAAAGCGGAGAGGTGATCTTCTTGGAATTATTCGAGAATATAAAGTATCTTTTTGAAGGTATACATGATGCAAACAAAGAACTTGCAAAGGGCATCCGAGATGATTGGAAAGAATTCAAAACCGGCATGAAGGACGATATAAAGCAATACTATCCGACCATCGGAGAGGCTATTGAGAAGATAGATCGCGCAGTTCAAACTACTCAGAATTTTATTGACGCAAACAATCCTCTAAATGTGGTGACGAGAGAATTCAAACATGAACAGACGCCAAAATTAGCAGATCATTTAGTAGTTCAAAGATTTGGTTATCTCCATCATGGAATTTACGTTGATAGAGATACGGTTATACATTTTTCAGATTGGTACGTGAAACTGGATAGCTTGAATAATTTCAAAGGTGAATCGACTTTAAACATCAAGGACACTCCACTTACCTATTCACCTGAGGAAGCGGTTTCTAGGGCACATTCAAAGCTAGGAGATAGCAGTTATAACGTCTTTTCCAATAATTGCGAGCATTTTGTGAATTGGTGTCGAAGTGGCAGTAAGTATTCAGACAGCATTTAATATATGACAAGAGAGCGATGCTTCAAGCAAAGGAGCACCGCTCTATTTTTTAAGCCGTTATTCAACATAGTTAAACAGATACATGCACCTTCTTCCCTAATTTCATACAGAACCAAATAGGCAAGGTAAATACTCCATTCCATCGGCTATGGGAATCGTAACCGGATTCACTCCAATTTCATGCAATTGTTTAATCCACTTATCGAGTTCCTTCTTATCAGAAGCCGTTTTTCTGGCCTTCCAAATCCCCCTTTTTACATTAACCAGTTCGAGAATCTCCAGTAGCGCCTCTTTCTTTTCGGGCCTCATTCGTTTATTTTGAACGATGTCTTTAGCCTTCGATAGTGTGTAGTAATCCCCAGATCCAATTGTTTTTAGACCTACTGCGGTTAGCTTGGCATGATTTCATATCTACTGTATGATATAGGTTGTATTACCCATATTTTCTCATTGTCGAATGGAAGGAATGAATATATATGTTGTCATTAACTGAAATACCCGAGATCGAAAGAAAGATAATAAGAATAGGCAAATATGAAAGAATCAATTCTGTCACTAAGAATGATACCCTTACCCACACATTGAAAGATATGCAGGAAGAAATCTCAAAAAAACCACTAACAAGTAGGCTTCCCATCATAATGCGACCCACGTCTCCCAACATAGTTTGGGACGGAATCGCTGGTGTGATTAAAACCATTTCAAAGGAATGGGCTTATTTTGATTACTTAGAAGTACCTCATGAGATTGCAAGCTCTGAACTAATATGGAAAGGCACAGTCAGACCTGAACTGAACAACTTTTATATTATTAGTCCGAGAAATAATAAAGTCTACTTCCCATTTGAAAAGTATCATTCTCTTGCATTCGAAGAAAAGGTAAATGAGGCAATTAGGATTATGATGCATCTCAAACCCCGAGAACTTCTGGTTGTCCATGAAGAAGGTTATGGTCATGGTATCAACACCAGCACTGAGGTGGAGGCAAAAGCAAAGATGTTTGAAGGAAAAGGTGAGGTACAACTAGAAAAAAAAACTGGCAAAGAGGTAAAGTTCAAAGCTTCATTCCAAGAATCGAAACAACTCGACTGGGAAAAATCAATACAACTTCCTGACGACTTAATTTGGTACCCTACCGAAGAAAAGTGGAGGAGTATTGTCGAAGGCGTGTTGACTCATGGTTTAAAACAAGTTGATATGGAGATCAATTATATAGAAGACTTTGGGGTGAATGCGAAGCTACAAGCCGATATCATGAAACAAGCTAACATAAAGGTGAAGTCTGATGTAACACAATTCCAGAAAACCAGCTGGAATGTTATCGCCTCGTTTTGGTAAGCAATGCTAAACAAGATAATGGTTATGAAACGAGCACCTTGTCCTTAATTGGAAAAGGTGCTCTCATCTTGTCTACTCGCTATACAACACGATGCTGTTATGCAATTGTACAGGACTCGCCGAGGATAATGGAATTCATCTCCGCATTGATCCTACATTGGTTTCATATTTTGGACCGGATACAATCGGTTCAAGTGGTCAGAACAATATTAAAATCAGAAATACTTGAACAAGCCCCAGCAAATGGGATTAACGATAAGCAAGAGTATGCTTGAGCAATATATCGATTTGGATTAATCGTTAGTGAGAAGGCTGGACAAGGTTATATTAGCGGAGTAAAGACCCAATATCACAAACGAACTACTGAAGCAATTCAACTGATTGATAAGCTTAAGTCTAACAGGTTGTATAAACACCAGGAAGACTATATCTTCATCCTATATTGGAAAGGCTATCCTGTTCAATTGGACAAGCTTAAGGCTGGGTTAATCGGGTTCCATACGAGAACCATGAAGATTGCAGGCTGCACAGATCATCCTGACTCTCCAGGAATCATAGAAGATCTCGCTAACGAAGAGGCAGCTCCCCCCACTAAAGTAATAGGACGTCCTACTACAATCAAGCGAGAAACGCTCAGGAAAATGTAACGCGTTACATTCTTGTCAGCAAGTTGATTGCAGGCAATATCAACCATGGAGCCCTCTCACAAGAAGTGTTTCGCGCATTCAACCAACAATCCAATATCAGATCGGAATACATGAATGAAACTATTCTTGAACCTGCAAACAACTAGTTGCAACTCATCGCAGCATTACCTACTCTACTCGTTCAGTCTTCGAGAGAGGAGGTGATACTTCATGGGTAACGTTGGAATCGCTCTTGGCGGGAAGGCTTTCTCCGCTCCTGCTTGGTTCATCCTGGTTATCATCGGCTTAGCAGTTATCGGTATTAATCATGCAATTAAGATGGTAAAGAACTAATACATTCGAACATGAAAAGAGCACCTAACTCCGTTGCGGGAAAGATGCTCATTATTTCAGCTCAATCATTCGCTTCTTCGATTCGATGAAAGCAGCCTTTTAATGGGTGAGGCTATAATATGCCGATTCTTCAAGTCATTGTTTGTCATGGCAACATAACGCTTTGTCATCTCCAGTGTAGCGTGGCCTAACATTCGTTCTAATGTCAATGTAATCCCACCCTGCCTTAAGAACAGGATAGCAAATGAGTGCCGTAAATCATACGGAACAATATGCATTCCAAGCTTCTTGCAATAGAATTCAATCCTATCTCCCCACATATGCCGATTGAGTGGCTTACCTTCATAAGTACAAAATACAGGTACAAGACTGGCCCCATTCCTCTGGCCTTACAGATAACAACTCGTTTATCACTTTTGCAGTCTCAGGCGAGTAGTGAAGGGTACGTGAAGCTTTCGTTTTGTCAGTCTCCTGTCTTACTTCAACTTCCAGTGCTCGAATATTAAAATCCGAATCAAGAAGCGCAATACCTCTTTAGGCCGTATACCAGTGTCCAGAAAGAACAACATGAGCGCTTGGTCACGAAGCCCTGTATCGGTGGTTGTATCGTATCGGGCAACACCAGCAGCTCACGAATAACTTTCTCGTCCAAATTAACAATTCGACCTTCTGCTTTCTTAAAGTTCAACAATGGATTGTCGTCGATCATCCTTTTATCTAAACACCAGTTAAAGAACGTACTGTGATAAACAAGCCTATTATTATAAGTTGCAGATTTAATGCCATCCTCGCCAAGATAATCATATACGCCTTTATTTCAAGGCTTCTGTAGCCTGCGTGCGGATCATAAGCGTCAGAGTAACGCCTAAGAGATCGGTTCACATACTCCCTATAGTTCTTCATTGTCTGCCCAGATATCCCCTGTGCCTTCTCCCAAATAAGAAATTGTTCTAGTGCTGCTTCATATGAAACATTTGCCGACTTCTTAACCTTTGTCATACGTCCAAACATAACAAAAATCCTCCTTCGCCCTGTATGGGATTAACCCAAACGCTGCAAAGGAGGATTCATGTTTCTTGCTGAAGCTGTGTGGTTAAAGCAATCGATTTAGCTACACAGGATTAGCAAATATGTACGATCTAACGAATGATTACCATAAGGTCAAAAACCTTTTTAAAACTAAGGTATGCCGAGGACGGGAATCGAACCCGTACGGTGGTCACCCACCGCAGGATTTTAAGTCCTGATTTTTAACCTTTGCAAGGACAAGTAGACGAGAAAAACCCTTTATTAATAGGGTTTTTCTTTTTGTTATAGAAGTGAATACGAGTCAATTATTGGGGTCAAGAGGGGTGTCTGTCCCCAATTAGTCCCCGCGTCCCCACTCCTTTGCAAGACAATGTTTTAGGGAATTGAAATAACAACTACTGCAGTATTGTCATGATTTTTTCATGATTTAAGGTTTTGATTTTAACGCAAGCAGGAAGTTGTACTGCTTGTGCAAGTAAAATTGATTTAACCCAGATCTCCAAGTTCTTTTCAGAAATCTTACCATTCAATACTATTTCATGTTCAACTACTGGTGACTGATTCATTTGTTTAACAACTCCTATGGATAAATTTCCAATTTGGTTTATACTTCAATTATAGATAATCAGACCACTTCCTTATTTTAATGAATGAAAGGAGACTTTTTTTGAAAGTATCCCGAAAGGGGTGCTTACTCGGAGACTGGATAGAGAAAAAGGGTTGGACAAAAGCGGAGTACGCCCGTCTTTCCGGCAGATCAAAAAGAATGATCTCGTACTTTTGCAACAATGAACGTCCAATGCATCCAGAAGACATATATATAGCCCATAAACTCCTAGGTGTTACTTTTGATGAACTCTATTTATGGGAAGATAAAGATGTCGAAGAGTAAGCTGCGGTTAATACCGCACCCTTACGGGCAAATCGTGAACAAATAGTTCACGATTTAGTTCCATATTACTGCATAGACCCGGAAAATAATGTCGCAATATGTCGAATTGATATATTGTAAAATATGGATACTACTTTAGACTTACCTTATGTACCGTTGATGATTCACCAATCGATACCTCCCGCTTCACTTCACGCTAATCCTTCGTATTATTAATTTTTCCTCTCTATAAAAGGAAAGTATTACCTCTAAATTCCCTCTTGCATAAAGAACGTACGTTCGGTGTATACTTATTATCGAACATACATTCGTATTTATTGGAGTGAAGGAAATATGGAACGAGTCATTATGTTAGTGGACTGTCAATCGTTCTACGCGTCCGTCGAAAAGGCCGCACATCCTGAATATAAGAACAGTCCGGTTGTTGTAGCAGGCGACCCTTCGAGAAGATCGGGTATTATTCTCGCGGCCTGCCCGATTGCGAAGGAGTACGGAGTCAAGACTGCCGAGACTCTTGGCGAAGCCCTTGGCAAATGTCCGCAGCTCGTCATCATTAGACCACGCATGCAGTTGTATATCGACGTATCCCTTATGATTACCGATATCTTCCGCTCGTTCACTGATCTGGTTGAACCCTTCTCCATTGATGAGCAGTTCCTGGACGTTACCGGCTCCTTAGCTTACTTTGGTACGCCCGAAGAGATTGCAACGCAAATACAAACTAAAATTCAGATTTATACCGGCGTATGGGTTAGAGTCGGCATCAGCTCCAACAAGATACTCGCAAAGATGGCTACTGATATCTATGCAAAAAAGAATGAAACCGGTCAATTTACCCTCCCTAAAACGGAAATTGAATCTCTGTTGTGGCCCCTCCCTGTTAATGAAATGTTCGGCGTTGGTTCGCGGATGACAGCTCATTTTCACCGGATGGGAATTGCAACGATTGGCGATCTTGGCAGGCTCCCCCTATCTGATTTCAAGCGAAAGTTACGTGCGCGGATGGGCCGCAACAGCGATATTCAAGCGGAGCTTTTCTGGCAAACGGCGAACGGTATTGACCCGAGCCCGGTAAAACCAAGCACGCATGATGCGCAGCAAGCCATCGGTCATCAAATGACTCTGCCTCGTGATTACAGCAAGCCGCAGGAAATCGATGTAATACTACTGGAATTAAGTGAGGAAGTCTGCCGCCGCAGCCGGGCCAAAGGGTATATGGGCAGCGTTGTATCTGCAGGTGCTCAAGGCGCGGATTTCGACCAACCTTCCGGATTTTTCCGCCAGATGACGGTGTCAGATCCCACGAATATAACGAAAGAAGTATTTGCTGCAGCCAAGACTCTATTTTACACCCATTGGGACCGCCTCCCTGTCCGTAAGCTTGGCGTAACATTATCTAAATTAGTACCAGACGATCAATATCAACTTACTCTGTTCGGGGACAGGGAGAAGGAAAAGAAGCTGGAACGCGTCACGGATGCGATCCGCGATAAATTCGGAATGACCGCGATTCTGCGGGCATCTTCGTTGCTTGAGTCAGCCCAGGCCCGTGAGCGCAGCGTCAAAATTGGAGGCCACTATAAATGAGCAAGAAGTTAGAAGGAAATGGACGTTGGGAATCCAGCCGGATGATGTTACCTGAACACCGCGAACAATATTTAGAACGGATTAAGCCAGTAAAAGCTTCTGGATCTGTCATTGTCCCATTGAGAGAAGAGATTGAACTTATTCGGGATTATGTGCTGCTTCCTATGGTCCTAAGCATCGTGGAAAAAAACCGAAAGGACATCGAGTTGTCCTTTTATTCCATGAAGCAATTATATGTGGAAGCCTCACACGTCCTGATGAGACATATTCATAACGATTTAAACAGCGTCCATAAGACATTGAGGGAAAAGAATATCCGCGTATTCCTTGAAGAATGCGACAATGAGCATGGAATGCTTCATTACAAGTTTATCTGTCGCGGATATGAGGATCGCTTCTCCATGATCCGCGAAGTTGCCCGTGCCGATATCAGCACTCGAATTAGCAAGTATATAAAGCGGATATTCTCTTGAACAACAAAAAGCCCGATGACCTATACGGATATCGGGCTTAATATTGTTATACAAAAGCATCATTTTAAATGATGTTGCCATCCAGGTATAACCCGAACGAAATTCATCATTTCATCCCATTCAATAAACCTTTCGTCTCGCAGTTGTTCGAGTGCCTTTCGGATCTGCCCCACTTCACGCTGGGCTAAACGGCAAAGCTCTGGAATGTAAATTCGGACATTATTATGACCGTGCCGGTTAAATAGGATTCTTAACAATTTGCGTTCTGTATCAGTCATACTATGCCAGCCCCCTCCCTTCAATCAGCTCAATGTCCACAATATTATCTACATTAAAGATACGTAAGGATTGAGCGGTATAGCAGTAGGCCTTCAATAAATTCCCCTTAACAGATAGGACCCGAACATTTCTGATACTGACTTGACGCTTACGATCTACATATATGAGCTGCACTATTTTGCCAATATACTTTTTCATTCCAATCACCTCAAACAGAACGTTTGTTCTTATTATATACCAAACATACGTTCTTGATACAACAAAAAAAATAGCCCTGCCTAAGCAGAGCTTTCGTCTTTATTTTATTCGCATGCTACTCCATCTCCATCACGATCCAGCTTCCGCGAGTATCCTGAATCATCATCTCTATATAATGGATACGGATGTATTTAAGAAATTCTATAACAAAATATATGAAGTGAAGAACTCAATGAGCACTCTGATCACCCTTGTTATATATATTTAGCCCAGCTATCAAAGCAACATCAATGATATATTCATCTAGTTATAATCTCAACATTATACTTAGTACTATGGAAGTCTTTATCATTTGTCACAATTTTAAAATTTAATTTTTCAGCTATATAGCAAAAATACTCATCATTAAAGTCAAATGTATTTGGATTATCAAAAAACTTAGATTCCTCAAAATCATGAAAATCATCTTTAACTTTTATAGAGTCCTTAAGTATTTTTCTTTCAGTTAGTAAGATAATATTGTCTAGTAATGGCTTATAATGTGCATTAGCACGAAAATCTCTTTTATAGTCGGATAGTCCATCACTTATTTTTTTGATATTAAATTCTAATCTGCTATATGTATTAATAAATTCCGAGATCAATAGCGCACTTGTGACAATAGTTGCTCCAGCAACTTTTATTTTTTGATAAAAATCACTGTAATCTTGCACAAGCTGTGAATTATATTTGCCAATGCTACAGTGCATATACATCCAAATATTCGTATCAAAGAAGAACCTATCCTCACTATCAACTGAATATGTATTAAGATTATGTATCCTCGCCATCATCCATTACCTCCTTAATCAAGGCCTCTAGTTCAGCATCTTTTGCCTGATTTAACTTGACCCGTTCGATAACTTGTGAAAGTAAATACTTATCAAGTTCGTCTAAGTTAATAATCTCAAGTTTTTGGTTTAATTCTTGGCTTGAAAAATTGTCATAAAGGTGCCCGATGCCAACATTTAAAAAAGCTGTTGTTAAATCGGTGATCCCGTCAAAATCCACTAAAACTTTTGAATGAGCTTGCAAGCCTTTATTGATTGAAGCAAGCAAAAGTTCTCCCTTTTTTGCAGAAATTGCAATCCCCGAATCAATTATATCTTTAACCTTAATATTCACAAATTAACCTCCTAAAATTCAATTTCCCCCACCGTATTGTCAATTGCTCCAGCGAGATCAGAAATTATATTTACAATTGTTCCGTCGAACAAATGATCCATGGATACATTATTAATTTTATCCAAATTCTGTTCCCAGTAGCCATTTCCAGAAACAATTTGTAGTATCCCGTTATTATGGAGATATTCTTTTAAAAAATGCAGTCCTATACCGCCATCTTGTGCAATTTTGGTGGTATTACCAAACTCAGTGGCCCACTGGATAGATGCACAATCATCTAACTCAGATACTTTACGTCTTACATTTTCTCCAATTGTTCTGCCGAGGTCTACAATGGTAAAAGCAACCTTTTGTCTTGAGTGATAGTATTGTCCACATGTAAATACACGTTCACTACCAGCATGTATACTTGCATTCTCAAATACCTCTTGTAGACACTTTTTAAAGTATCTAGTTTGATCTTTGCTAAGCGGTAATTTAATTTTGGGAATAACAATATCATTAAGGTATTCCGTAAATCCCTCTCCATCATTAACATCAAAAATATGAAAAGGAATTGTCGAGTCGTAAATATCTTCTTCTGCTCCTAATTTATAAAAATCATAGAAACCATTCTTTTTGAAGATATGTTTTATTTTTTTCGAAACACTTTTTGCTGCAACTAAACAACCTCGCTCTTTTAACATTTCTACTAATGATGAAAAAACAGCTACTAAGTTAGCTTCAAACCATGTTGTTTTTGAAAAGTCAAAGACCACTGTCTTTTTTTCCAAACCTTTCAAATTTTCGAATGCTTGAGAGAAAAAACAAAACCCTGAATAATCATTCCCAATTCTACTTGGAACTTGGTATTTGACAACTTCCAATTAGCTCACCTTGCTTTTTCCGATTGTTTTTAAATAGTTTTAAAATTTTTTACAAATATCGGTTCTTTCACAGTTGTGAACATGAGGTCAACAACGCTGGAGGAAGACATACATAACCGTAATTCTATCATATTATCAGAGTAAGATAAAAGATAGTGAGTACATTTTTCTGCTCGATCAATAGTCATGAGTTCATGCAGATACAGCAAAAATTGGTTTATCAGTCGATATATGTGCTCTGCCCATAACGATACATTATCTCAAACGCAAAGAAAAAACTTTAATACTACAATCGAACTATTTGGAGCTTTAGATGAAAATATAAAATTTTCAAGAGTAACAATTGAAAATTTTGATAGTTAGTTTCTAGTGAAGATGACTCTGAAATTCACTTTGAATATCTCTCATCGGGTTACAAGTCTATTCTATATATTTTACTCGGTCTAATGAAAGAGATCGAAAATAGATTTACTGATAACCACCAAAAAAACCGCAACTGAATTTAATGGAAACGATATCTTTTCATTTTTCGTCTACCTCATTTCATAGTAATTAACTAATATGAAAACTATAGTTTGTAGCCAAGGCGCCAAGTAAATTCCAATTTCTAAAATGTATGGCGAGTGAATCGTGATTATCCCAACTTAAACCAGCCCAACATATCACTGTATGCTGAGCTGGTTTTTTATATTTCAAATCAGTTCTTTACGGTGGATAATTGTCAAAACTCGATAAAAATCCTCTGATCCGCCATCAGGAGTATCAACAATACCCGCTTTCACAGCTGCTTGTACCGCTGTCTCAGCCCATGTCGGCACTTTCATTTTATGTTTTTCCTCAATCGCTGTAATCCTTTCTGATAAATTCTTCGTCACATTTGTTTGTTCTTGATAAGCCTTTTGCAATACCTCGAATTCTTTTTTCTCTGCTGCAGTCATTGGTTCATCTTCCTCCTTCAGTTTTGTAATAATCCAGTATTGCCCGGCCTCTTTTGCAAAGACCGATGTTTTTGCTTTAACTTTTCCGTCATCTCTTACGCCTTGATCAACAAGACCATCGCTACCGTATTTGCGGTTGTCTTGGTTAGGATCATGGACGCTTATCATATCTCCATCAAGACCAACAAGTAGGATATAATGTCCACCTGCTGTAAAGTGTCCTGGGCGCATTGATGCCACTACCAACGCGCCTGAAGCCAACGCTGACTTAACAATGTTCAGATTACCGGTCTGTACACATTCAAGCCCATATTGCTTCACGAAGCTTGAGAAGAAGGACCATGCCGTTCCATCATTATAAGTACGGTATCCCTTTTCTACTGCGTAAGCAGCTGCAGACGGAGGAAGTACAGTTTTATCTGTCAAGGAACTGACAGCCATCGCTGCTGAGGTCGGGCCACAGGCAGATGTACCAATCGTTTGCGTCTTATCGTTATGATTGCTGTACATGATATTACGCCAGCGTGGATCTTCTTGGCTGTAGTAAACTAGTTTAACCATTTGAATCCTCCTTCTTTTTTACGTAGCTATATGCACCCGAAGCAGTTAGCCCCACAGTTGCTATGGTAATGATAGTGTCACGTACTGCAGGCGGTACCAGGACAAATACGGCAGCCACTATAAGCGCAATAGCCGAGCTATGTTTTGCAGGTACGCCATATCCCTTCGTGACACCAACAAAAGCCGCCACAAGGGCGGCAAGCGTGAGAATATCAGGTTGTTCCATTAGTTTTCAACCTCCCATCGATCTAACCGTTTATGAGCCTGCTTTGATGATTCTTCTACACGAGTCACCCGCTCAGCCAAAGTGTCAAATCGTTGTCCTTGCACTCGCTGCTCAACACGCATATCGTCGACTCCACGCTTGATATACTCAACATCCGTGCGCAAGGTCGCATCTCTGCCAGCTTCAGCAACAGTGTCTTGCCTTACTGATCGAGATCTCCCCGTCCATCCTAAGAAAATGCCACTTATAACACCAACCACACCTAATATAGCTGAGAACAAACCCCAATCCATCACGCCAATCACCTCCCCCCCAAGCTAAGGAAATTTTTCCTGACCAAATAAATAAGGACCCCGCATCAGCAGAATCCCTATTTTTCGGTATTTGTTTGTTGTTCTAGCATATTTCGTGATTCGATTTCTTCAATTGATCGACCTAACCATAGGTCAAGATCTTTCAAAATAGCCAACTGACCAGTTCCGTGTTGCAGCGATACAGTAGCGATACAAGCCTTTAATTCTTCAACCGGATTAGATGGATCTATTATCAATTCCATCAATACCTTTGATTTCATAGTATGCCTCCTTCCTACACAGTAAAAGAACCTCTTGTTAACAAGAGGTTCTTACCCATTTTAATATAGTTATTTCAAGAAAAAGGATACTGATTTATTTTGTCGAAATTCAGTATGGATTAGACCATATTGAGAAAGGAGAATGACCAATGTCCGATAAAATCAATAACGGGTCTTTTACATCGTCACCAGTCCCGTCAAGACCTAATGGCCACGAAGAAAGGTCCGTAGATAAACCTTCAGCAAGAATCAGTAATGCGACAAACCCAAAAACAAAATAAAGGAGCGTAATCAAAATTGAGTAATAATCAGTCTAATAACAGCGGCAAGCCAACTTCCGCTACACCAAAAAATGTACAAGGATCAGTGGACAAGACATCTGCTAGAATAGCGCCTGAACCTACTCCCCCGAAGAAGGACTAGTTGGTTCCTGTGCTGGTTCCTGTGCTTTCTTAATCGCCACTGGATCAAACACAATGATGTATGTGCCTGATTTGATATCAACGAGCACTGATACAACTGGCACACTATGATCGGAAACTAGTTTCGTGAAGAAATCAACATCATCCAGTAGTAAATGGCGTTCCGGCTCAAATGTTCGGGACGCTTTTCTTATACACCCAATTATAGATTTAGCATCAGGTTTGTCGATCTTTCTGATCTCCACTACTTGAGAATCATTGTTTAAGAATAATTCATCCCATACCGATGATGTCTTAGACAATGGAGCGACTTTTCTCCAAGTCCTAATGATATTAATTAGGGAGCGCTGTACGTGGAAACCTAATTTAGACCATATGACGCTATAAACATAGCTGATAATGATACTAATAAACAGAAACCCGATCAGAAATTTTAAACTGGATGAATTTTTCTGAAGATCAGCAAGGTTATGTACTGGTCCTACTTTGAAAAAGTCATCCGTCATTTCCTCAATCCAGTTATAAACCACAACCGTTGATACCGATACAGGCAACCACAATAGTCCAGATATTGCCGTAATCTCGATTGGCGAATGTTTAACCACCGGATTAATACCAAATGTTTGAATCCAAAAATACATTAAGAATCCCGGCAGCAAGAATACTACCGTCCCAATAAACCCTTCCACAAGACATCACCTCTAATGTTTAATTCAATACAATCAGGTGAATTTCCTTTAAATAACATCTTCCATGCTTACATCATACAATTTAATCGCTTTGCAAAAACTACGGATTCAGTTAATACTATTCAATGAATTTCGGAGTCCGTTTAATAGACTAGCATAGATATCATTATCTTTTGCTTGTGAGGAAGGGGCGCTTGTCGGCGGTGACATTGCATTAATCGCAGTCACAGCTTGATTAAACTGAATTGCGGTAGTATCTGCATCTTTAATGGCAGAAGTGAATGAATAGGCGGATAGTCCTTTATAATTACGAAATTGATTAATGCTTGTTAGCAAAGCATTCCACTCGGATGCCTTAAGATTAAATGGTTGATCAGAAACCTTGCTTGTTGACCATTCGAAATTATTCGGCCTAGCGAATGATACATTGCCCGAATAATTCAATGAGTACAAATAAGTGCCAGATATATTGATGTAAGCAACTGCCCTAAAGTAATACTTGTTAATATCAGCTGGAGCTATGGTCCATTGAACATATCCACCATTTACTGTTACTGTCTTAGTGTCAACAAGAGAATCATTCGAGATCAATCGCCTTTCTACGGATACAGCATCAAATCCCCCACTCATTCCATTTACAGTAAGGGTTGCTGTTGCGCTATTGTAGCTGCCAACAAGTGACGGCGTTCTTGGATTTGTTGTCGCGGTATTTACTCCGCTCCAGTTACTCCACACTCCACTTACTTGACATCTAACTCTTAAATCATAAGTTATCCCGTATACGCCAAGGTTAAGAGATGTAGACGTTCCCGAATAGGTATTGCTCAACCAGGTTCCGCTTGAGCTTTGTTTGTAACCCAATTCATAAGTAGATGCTCCGCTTACACTTCCCCAAGAAAGATTGAACCCCCCGTTGAATCTGCCAGATAATGTAGGTGCACTTGGAGTCGCAGGTAACGGACAGGCCTGTGTAGTAACGGATTTAGTACCGACAGTATAAGTCGTGCCGTTTAGTGTTGCGGTTGCTGTGCCAGTTATAGTCGTTCCGCATGAATGACCATAGGTTGAGCTTGCCGGGGTTGTTGATCCGGTCCCGCCTGCTGTCCATGTCGTGGATTTACCATCACTTGTAGTGACCCGGAACTGACTATATGTATTGGCTGGTTCGGACAATCCGGTAATTTGCCATGAGATCTGACCGTCAGCAACTAACGATCCATTTAGAGTAGCCAATAACATCTCTCCTTTGTTAAATCTTGTGTGATCGATACTTCAGGGTTATAATGCTGGTAAATATGACTAAAGGGAGATTGATATGAAAAAACTCACAATCGGTGTATCATCCTTTATCGCAGGAGCAGCACTAATGACAGCATTAACCTCCTATGCTGCTCCTACGGTACAAAGAGTATCTGCATTTATTAATCCAGATTTTAAAATGACGTTAAATGAAAAAGCAGTTAAGTTGGATAATCCCGTACTCTCTTATGAAGGAAAGACCTATGTCTACCTTAAGGATGTAGGATCATTAGTAGATACAGATGTAGCATGGAATTCGACTACCAAAACAGTTGAGATAAGTTCCACCACTTCAGGGTCGACTGAATCTTCTAATTCCACATCTACAGAACAAAAGCCACCAAATTATGAAAAAGAGCTTGGTGTGCCTTACGCCAAAGGCGATTTTAGCGAGGTTTACTTCATTAATAACAAAGAATATGTTATCGCTGATTCTATACAGGGAAAACTGCAAGGCACAATTTATTCTCTGCCCTATTTTTACCAAGAGAAGAAACTATCCTTGGTTACTTATAATTCAGAAACTAAAGAGCAAACTGTATTAATTGGCGATATCCCCTTCCTTGCTACTAAATTAAATATCTTGGTTGAATACAATTATTATGAAAATACAATTAAACCACTTATCGCTCTTTAACCAAATTTTGCAGTTAGTCCCGTTACTGAGGCATCTGAAAAATCCCACAAGCCCTTCGGAATCGTTCTGTCTCCATGCGCCTGAAGAAACGTATTTCCGTATGAAATTAGTGCTACGAATCCCAATATCCCGTTATACACCTGGAAATGCCTTGTTCCATTGAAATATAAAGATAAGTCCGCATAATTTCCATCTATCTCTAAGTATCCTTGGTTAGGATCACCGGATGAACCTTTTTTCGAGATGCGTTCAGCTATAAGGTTTGTTGTATCAATTCGATCTGCAGAGATTTTTCCTGCTTTAATTTGATCTGCTGTAAGATCTCCTGTATAGATACCGTTTGGACCTAACCAAGTTAATTTAGGGGAGCCGGACGCAAGCGCTCCTACATCTGAAGCCGTCTGTGGTATAGACGGCTTACTTGATACATTGTTCCATGAAATAACTGCATCGGCTCCCATTTGAACGTTTGTACCGACTACTAAGTTTTCAATCAATGCGGTTGATAGTTTTGCGTTACCTGCGATAAGTTGATCTGTTGTAATTTCCCCTGAGTAAATAACTCCAACATCCAACAATCCCGCTTTAATCTGATTTGCTTCTAATTTTCCTGTATAGATCCCTTCAGGAGTAAGCAAGGTAGTTTTTCCGTTCCACCCCGCTGATCCCGCGATTAAATCATCTGCAATTAATTCCCCGGCATCCCCTACGACGATTTGATTCGCTCTTAGGAATGCGAAATCACCGAAAAGGCCTGTCACTACTTCTGCAGCGACTCCATCCGCTGTTAAAGCAGACCTTGAGGTCTGACCGCCGTCTGTAGTAATCATTATCCCTTCTGCCGTTAAAACCGTTTGTCGATTGGAATTTAATTTGCTTTGAAGCACCTGGCCGCGCTGATCATAAATGATTTCTGATTTAGAATTATTGATATCATATACAGCCTGTTTGGCGAACTGTTCGAAGAAGCTTGTATTTACCTTCTTGTTCGTGAGCAAGTTATTCAGCTGCTTCTTGGAGGTATTCAGTTCAGCAATCATGTCAAACTGATCTTTTAGAAGATAGTTGGCTACAGTAACTTCGCCATGTTTATCAAGAGCAAATGGGTACTCCTTCAGCTCCAACACACGAGCTGTAAGTCCGTCCATCTCCATGTCTGGATTATGGATTGTGACTGTCTCCCATAGATCGGGACGGCCGGACCGGACATTTTTTTTCCACAGGTCGGCTGGATTTATTTTGACCTGGACATCCGGGATTTCTGAAGCAGCCAATCGTGTCCGGATCTCCTCAAGCAAGCGAAGCTTTCCTTCTTCAGTGTCCGCGTCAATTCCCGTTTCCTCGAATTCGGCATCAAAGAAGTCATTATCCGGTGTTGCCCACTCTGCTGCATATTGTGATATTAAGAATGGGACCTTGATTAAACCATCAACAATGGACCCGTCGATGCTGCTGAGAAGCGCTCGTTCGGAGTTTGTAAGATGTGAGTCAGGTAAGTTAATAATCGTCAATGAATCTTTTGCATAGCCGGTCATTCTTGTAACCAATGCATCCGTGTTTGTTTCGAAGCTGTCACTTACAATGTTGGTATTGTAGCGATACTGCAGGCCCCTTTCGATATTTACTTTCTTATAGAGCTTCAGGGTATAGTTGTCTGGAACGAATTCCACTTCGTACAGTTTGACTAAATCCTGAAATGCTTTTAAGCAATTGCTGGTCCCCCACTTGTAGACATCTTTCAGCGGGAAGTCTTCCATAATTTCAAACGTGAATACGCCTTTTGTTGCTGCAGTAATCAAGCCGGTCAGATGTGAAATGTGGGTCCCGAGCGCTTCATCGATTTGTGAGCTATACGGGATAGAGATATCCATCATGCGATTAAAGACATGATTGGCCGTAATCTCTACTGTTCTGACCTTCCCCTGCCGGTTACGTTTAATGCTTTTGATTACATACCGCTGCCCTTCACACTCGATCATTCCCTCTTCTTTTAGGAGAGGATATTTACGAGAATTCATCGGCAAAAGAAACGACAATCTGTATTCACTATTTGCCCTTTTGTAGATCGTTACATCATAAACCTCAATGTTCGATCCAGACGTTTGAAGTTGGCCGATAGCCTGTTTGCTTCTATTAAAGATCGTTAACATGTTATCCCTCCAAAAAAGAAAAGAGACAGGAGATCACTCCTGCCCTTCCTCGATTGTATTCTGTTCTGTTTCTTCTGGATCTGATTCCGGAACCGGGTCCGGGTCGGGCTCGGAATTATCTAAGCCCAATGCTGCTTGTACTGCTGGCCGCCAAACTGCCGGTACTTGATCAATTGTCATAAGTCCGTTATTAATCCAGGTCACGTAAAAGTTAACCATTCTTCAGCGCCTCCACTTCTGCTTTTAAAGTTTGGATCTCCGTGAACAATTGGACATTAGCCATTCCTAATGAGTTGACCGTTTCGAGCAACAGCACCAATGCGTTGCCATAGTCATCACTCACTGGTGATGGATCTGGCTCAATTTTATCCGGGTCCATGCCGTGATACCGAAGAATTTCTTCCAAGTCTTTTTGCATTACAATCCACCTGCCTTTAAGCGTGCATAGATAGCAGCTACAGCATTTATACTGATCGATGCCTGAGTCTCTAAATCAGCCACCTGCTGAACGAGATCACCCTGGATGCTCTTAGCCGTAGATTTGTATTCGACCTTGGCCTCAACGGCGTTACAGGTGTATAAGTGCTTGTCCAAGACCGTGTAAACGACTTTGTATTTTGCAGTTGGGTCGAAAATAGTTTTGGACTGATACGCCCTTTGTCCTCCATATGACAAAGAAACATTAAAGGACCAGTTTTTAGTGTCATCAACGTCATTTTTGTAAATCCGCAAGATATTTGCCGTTCTATATGCTAGTGGGTTATCAGCAGCGCTTGCCACACCTACCGCGTTAATATGATAATCTGCTGTGGATGTCCCTGTTGTAGGAATAACTGTCTCCCGTACAATCCCCTCGAACAGTTCGACAACATTCCCACCTGCAGCCAATGAAAGCGATCCTTCTGCTCCAACAATTGGCTCCTCTACTGGTTGAGCAAGCGCATAGTCAAGCATGTAAGGTGTGTATTCTACTGATGAATATCCGGTTGTAGGAACGGTTTGGACGTTAAGCTCGACATCAAGGTCGATTGTATCGACAAGAACCGAACTCGGCACCACTCCGTCACTGGCATCTGCGTAGGCAAGGAAGTGCATAAACCCGTTAGCATCCAACGCCTGAACAATGGTTACAGCATTTGAACTGCTTATGTTAAAGACTATTCTTGCAATAGCACTACTGGTGTTATTTCCCGTTGCAGTAACCAAAGTGTTATTATCAGCCCTCAAAGCAGCAAAACTGACCTTGTTGCCCCCTGGTCCTGATCCGGAGGCGAATAAATTAGCTCCGACCCTAGCCAAGTTTCCAGCCTTACACCACGCCACCCGATCCGCAGTCGTTACAGCTTCGCCGAATACTGCCAATCCATGATTTCGTATTATGTGTGAGATAATATCGAATTTATATCTTATTTGAGCAATGCCGCCCGCTGTAGATGTTCCATTGTTTTTAACATCTCCATCCAATGCTGCATATCGATTGTAGTCCGTTTGATTGTGTTCTGTACCACCTGTTCCCATCATGAGTGTCGAACTACCAGATGCGTACGCGCTATGCGGATTCTCGACTAAACTTGTCGATACTTTCCCCACAAGATTAGCCTTTGGAGTAACTATTGGCGTCCAGTACTTTGTTCCTGTACCGGGATACGGCGTACCTAATGTGCCGTTGTTCATTTTCCAGCCACGGAAAAACGCGCCCCAATCGCTGTTGCTCGGCGCATGGTCGTCGCTGAATCCTGTGAATGAATTCGGAACGGAAACATGGAGGTAATTATCTCCTCCAATAGTGGCAGCTTCGATGTTATAATTAACATCCATATTAGGAACGCGAGAACCGTCATACCTGGTAAGGTAGAATACCCTTGATGTCGGCAATACAGTATCGTAATAGGCACGTTTCGCTCCAGCCACCGACCCAGCATAATTTCTCCAAATAGGTGAGACCCCGTCCAATTTCACGCCCGTCTGCCACCGCCTGTACTTATACCAAACGTTTTCACGCTCGTAAGCAATGTCCCTAATGCTGCCATCAGGGTTGGACGCAAGAATTGTCGGCAGCCAGATATAATCGGCGCTGTATCCCTCGAACGAGGTTTTTATTGGCCCCAATTCAAGCTGCGGATCATCAAAGGTTACTGCCGATCCATCATCAAGGGTCCCAGCCAGTATCACGATTATTTTTGCGGCATTAGCGGGCGTTGTGAATGTTCTGGTAAATATCAATGCTGTGTTATAGGCCGCTATTTGAGTGCCAGTGGCATTCTCCAAATAAATGGACATGATCCCATTAGAGGCTGAAGATGATGTAACAGAGCAAGTGTAAGTAGTGTTAGGAAAACACGGCATCTCATACTGCATACCTTGACCGCTTGCTGTTCTTCTAACCGTCGCGCTATACGGCGAATTAATTGTCCACTTACTCGAATCTAAGGGTTTCCAGCCCGTAAACGGCTGAAACAAGTTCTTCCCCGTCTTCTTAATCCCTACTCCCTGCAAATGCTTCGTGCCGTTGACCGGAAAAAACCTTTCTATCAATTTATCCCCTGTCCATTCAGGTTCAGCATCAATTTTTGGGTATTCGGCGGCTGTAACCTCAAAAAGTCCAAATGCATCGTACAGTACTTCATTTCCCTGGGCAGGCAGAATACCTCTAATGATTCCCTTTACTACAGATGCATCAGGTGTAAACTTTTTATATACCGCAGTAAACTTTGTGGTATCACTGGCAGTTGGTGTATTAAACGTGTTTGAGATACTGCCGTTCGAGTCATATTGGCCGATATAAATGTACGAGCTGCCGACAATAGGTTTTATATACCCGATGAATAGATAGTATTTTCCACTGGATATAGGCACATCCGGGATCGAAAGTGTCCTGTTCTCCGTTGAATGAGTTCTCAAAACCCTCTGAGACCTTAAACCGCAATAAGAATCTGTCGATAGAGAAAATGTCCCAGATACCTTCCCTACTCCATCCGCAACACCATCTCCATCTGAGTCTTTCTCAAAGTTGCCGATATCTCCTAATAGGTTAGACCGTGTTACCCCGTAGAACGTCACATCTGCCAAACTAGCTTGTGCTACCATAGTGCTTTACTCCTTTCCCTTAGATAATGTTTAGTCCATGCTTAAGAGTGACCGATTGTATATCTGCCTCCAACTGCTGGGCGTGTATCTCCCGGATAAGCAGACCGGGATACTGCCGGGCAACGCCGTCGGCTCCAAGTCTCATGTCGTCGATAGCATCGTTACCACTCCCGGCTTCGACCAAAATGTTGCCTACCTGAGCGATAAGCTCGTCAAGTCGCTGCTTTATGCTCTTGGCACCATCGTAAGAAATCTGCCCCGCTTGGTGTGCGGTACCGGCATTAGCATGGGCGTTATCGGCGTTTATACGATTTTGTTCTTCGGTAGTGACGGCTAAGATTCGCGCTGCTGTCTCTGCTATAATCTGGACTAGCAAACTGGCATCTTCTGCTTTTCTCTCTGTCTCGACCCGGGTTAATTCGGAATCGGCAATTTGCCAGTTCTCATTAATCCTGTCAAGGTCGGACATTGTCGTAGTTGGTGGAACGGTATTAAATCTACCATTTGCCATGTTAGAACCTCCCTAATAAGTGTATTTATATTGGAATGGCGTGAAGCTGATTTGACAGTCAATCTCTTCCGATGAGGTGACAGTAAAAATCGTCTCCCCTTTAGGAAGAACAAAAAAAACACCATTCCCTTGGGAATAGATGTTTGTGAAACTGTTCAGATAGATTTGTCCTTGCTCACAGTCTACCTCGACCGTATCCGCCGTCTGATTGACTCTTGTGAGCACTAGTTCATTGCCTCTCCCGTCACTTAGTCTTAGGTTAGTGAATTTACCTACCATTAAGATACGAGGCTGTAACGCTATATTACCGCCGTTATATACGGTGAAGGTTGTAGGGTTGGTTTTGACTGAGAAGCTGCTTACATCTCCATAACGTAGTCCCATTCCATAAGTATTTCCGCTTCCATAGGACCAACCGGATGTAAGGTCATTGACCGATTCAAAGTAGGGATTATGGCAGATAATCGGAATACTAAGATATCCATCAAAGATCACCTTGTCGATATCCGGATACCCGTTATATTCACCTTGTATCCTTTTACCCTCCCGATCACCGAATATCCAGTATAATGGCTCGTCGGAATATAAAAGCTCAGATAGGTCAGCAAGCTTGGATTGATAATCATAGGTTGAGTCCTCTGCCATAAGAATAAACTCCAGTGTAAACTCCCGGCTTTTATCCTTGCTTCCCATCCGTACTAATCCGGCTTTTCCAGGTACATCAACGGTATACACCTCCTTAGGTGGAGTAAGAGGGATATTATGCTTAAGCAATGCCAAACCGTAGTCAGCAAGGTCGTACTTAACTCCATCCTTGATTACAAAAGCGGCTACCGGCACGTTATCTCACCCTCTCCCCAATTGTCCGCTGCCGCTCGATCAGCCCGCCGCGTTGGTCATAGAGTCCTGCGACCGCATTAGTCCCTTCAAGCGAAACCGAACCGATAGAGTTGTCAAACTGATAATTGTTTATGATTGTATTTTGAGGACTGGAGAAGTTATAGGCCGGTACACTGATTTTAGGCATAGCAAAATCCAGCAGTTTAAATAAATTGCTCTGCTGTCCTTGGTTTAAATACATTTCTCCGGCATGAGCGATAACAGGTACTGCTGCGCCTGGTTTACCTTTTACAACGCCCCCGTCTTTAAAGGCCTGCAGCTTGCCGGTATCCGATTTAATGCCGTATTGATCACGAATTTGCTGGTTACGCTCAGACAACCGTGCCATTTCAGCCGTGTTCCCGCTGGATTTGGCCTTCTCCCACAGGTCTTTATTATTGTTGTATTCTGCAAGGTCCGATTCTTTTGAAGAACCGGATAGTTGATTGATTGAAGCCATTTTTGATTGATACGAAGCGATAAAGGTATCCAGGTTAGACAGGATTATCTCGTTCTTTTCGGACTCTTTCAGTATTTGGAGTTGCTTTAGCGCATCCGCTTGCGATACCGTATCGTCGGAAAAAGATTTGAAAGCATCCAGCAGATCATCATAATGCGATTCCAATTGAGATACCTGGTCCTTATATCCCGCTTCCTTCAGCTCCTTTTCATCCTGCAATTGGGTCTTTTGTGCTTCGAGATCACGCTTACGGAGTGTTCGTTCCCGATCAAGCTTCATCTTATCGATCTCTTCGATCAACTGTTTTCGCTCACGCTCAGCATCGATACCTACACCGGCTTCCAGTACTGTTAGCCGCGCCATTTTCTTTGCTAATTCTGCATCATAATCATCGTCCTCATTTGATTCTTGCTCTTTAGCTATTAAATCATCAATCGCTTTAATTTTGGCATCCTGAGCAGTTACAAACGCATCACGTTCATCATTAATACGTTTAATAGCATCGTTTTTCAGTTTTTCAAGGGATGAAGATTGCGTCGAAGCAAGCTTGCTCATGGCATCCTTTTCTTTTTCGATGAGTTGCTGCTTCAGCGCATATACCTGCTCATCCGCTTGCTTACGTTGCTCCGTACCTGCCAAATAGCGTTGTTGTACTCTTTCCCATGCCGCCAATTCCTCTTGGAGTGACAGTTGGCCCATGGCCTTCTGATGAGATATCCAACCTTCAGACAGACTAAAGCTCTCTTGCATTTTAGCTTTCTTTGCTGCGTAAACCAGCTCGTCCAGCTTCATCCTCTCTTCTGACCCAGCTTTATATCTTGCCTGCAACTTTTCTAAAATGGCCAGCTCATCATTTGCGCTCACTTCACTTGTTGCCTTTTTATGGGCTAACCAATTCATTGATTGCTGATAAGCCTCTGCTTCAGCCTGTTTCCTTTCCTCAATTAGTTGCTTTTGTAAACTAGCAACCTGCTCATCTGCTTTCTTACGCCATTCCGTACCTTTTGTATATTGGGATTGCACACGTTGCCAAGCCGTTAGTTCTTGTTCGAGTGTAAGTTCGCCCATTTTCTTCTTATGATCAATGTAATCCTGGGATGCTTGGAAAGCCTTATTCCTCGGATCATCCGTTTTACTCGATCCGCTTCCAGATCCCTTTGTAACTCCATAATTTGGATCATTGTACAAATCGGTCAACTTATCAATTTTTTTCTGATAGTCGTCCATGGTACCGAAATAATCATCATATACCGACTTAATCTCTTGAAGATTTGCACCCTCTTCAGCTGCCATTTTCGCGGCCTGATCTTTTAAATATTGATTCGGGTCAAATCCATTACCAATAAAAGGTGATGATGGAGAATCGGCAAAGGACTCCAAAGACTTTTTCCGATCAAGCGCTTCATTCATCTTCGCTTTATATGCTGCTAAATCTCGAATGCCATCCATCTCAATGCCGTAAGCTTTCAAGCGTTCTGTAGTTGCTAATTTTGTACTTTGCAAAGAGGATTGCTCTGATTTTAAATCATCAATCGCTTTTTGTATTTTCTCTTTGCGCAGTTGCTCGACCGCGTTCTTCTCGAAAGCCCACCCATCAGCGGTTTTATATATTTTATCTGCGAGTATAGGATACTTATTGATTAAATCCATAGCATTAGAAGCATTTAAAGACTGACCTTTAGACAAGTCAGCGGACAATTGATTCAACTCAGAAATTGCCGTTCCATTGTTCTTGATCTGGGTTTGTAAATCGTCCAAAGAAGATTCTAGATCAGATGCTGCATCATCCGCATCATCTAGTCCATCACCCATGTCATCAAGCGAAGCAGCCGATATTCCTGTAGCATCGGACAACCCTTCAATAGAGCTTTTATTACTGCTAATTTTTTGATCAAGGATAGCTATCTTATCGCTTACCTTAACAATTTTAGCTGCAAACTCATCTGCATTATCTTTAGGATCAAAGTTCATGTAAGGGTCATTTAACACTAGACCCTTCATACTTTTATAAAACCCTTCAAAATCAAACAAGCTTCCCTTCCCTTGTGACTTCTCAAGCAGATAATTTAACTCTTTTTGAAGCGTTTCGCGTTCTTTCTCCGCACTTCGCTTATCTGCTTCTTCCATCACGCGAAGAGATTCTTTATAATCCTTACTGAAATTTCTCACTTTTTCAGCATTGATATCCACTGCTTTACCGTTTTGATCCCATTGAGAGATAAGTCCCGGCATTAACTTGCTAATCCTTTCAATTACCGATGCAAGATCTTCTTTTGCTTTCTTCATTTCTTGATCGGACTGGGCATTACTATCTACAGCACCCTTCAGTTCGTTGTATTTCTCAACCAAGGCAAAAGCGTCTCTTTCATTTTGCCTTGTAGCCTCGGAGGCTGCTTTCTGTTTTCCTCCAAAATAAGACCAAGCAGTAATAGCTCCGGTTAATCCAACGGATAACAAAGTAAGGGTAGCGCCCATTGGAGTAGCAATAAATGCCTTTTGAGACAGGTTAGCAGCATCTGTAGCCGTTTTAAGACCAATCATTGCCCTGACTCCATTAGCCAGCCCAGCAACCATAGATACAATGGATTGACCTGTAAGAAGCTTCATCCCTGTGTTCACCGTCATGATTGCCGTACCTAGTAACAACGTTGTTGTAATTGTGTTGCGAATAGGTTCAGGCAGAGCGTTGAATCCATCAATCAGAAGCGTTGCTTGTTGAACGATCTCTTTCAAAACTGACAAAAGCCCGCTGTCTCCTATCGAGATCACCAGTTCATCCCATGTTGCTTTTAATTGTTGCGATTTCTTTTCTAATGTAGTCATAGTTAAAGCATTCTCGCGTTGAGCTGATCCAAATGAGTTCTCTGCTGTTGTGGCGACTTGTAACACTTTATCGTAATTATTCATCAAAGCAATAAAACGGGATGCCTGATCCCCCCGCGCAACTGCTTGTGTGATTTCATTACGCTGAACATCATTCAGAACATTCCATTTCTCAGAAATTCGATCCAACAACTCACTAAATGGTAACATTTCTCCATTAGCTTGCTTTATTGTACCGACATATTTCTCTAATTTATCAACCGCAATATCTCGAGTGGAAAATGAAATGAATGATTTAACAGCATTACCGGCAACAGATCCGGAGAATCCTGCCTGATTAAGTACAGTTAAATATCCGATCAACTGATTTATATCAACGCCTGCATTTTTAGCTGATGCGCCAACTCTATTAATGCCCTGGAGCAGCTTATTGGAATCCGTTGCATAGTTATTCGATACTTCATTCAAGCGATCTAACAACCGTTCTGAGTCACTAGCAGCAATGTTATAGTTGAGCAAAGCTCCTGTTAGTAATTGCTGAGATTGTGCAGCCCCTTGAAATGATTCCTCTACGTTTGCTGCCATTAAAGCCACTTTAGAGATTTCTGCTGTGTCACGTTCGTTGAAGCCTTGCTGCGCTACCTGGGTATAGACATCACCAACTTCCTTCAGCGCATAGCCGTACTCCTTTGCATCACGGATCATGTAGTCTTTTACAAGACTAATATCTGCGGTATCACCCATGACTCGCTTAAGGTCTACCAAAGTACGTTCGAAATCCTTAATCGTTACAATAGCTTCCTTAGCTCCAGTGATGGCTGCATAGTACATAGTGCCTGACAAGAGATATTGTGATGAGTAATCCAAAACATTGTAGTTCGTAGATCCGCTTTGCTTGAGCATGCTTGCCAGATGCTTTTCAGCCTGCTGTTGCGCCTTTGCATCAATACTAGCTGTTTTGGCTGCCTGTTCCTGCAGTTTGGCAATATGTCGCTCTGCTTCCATTTCGAGCTTCATATCGCCGTTCTTCATAATTTGAAACTGACGATCGATCTTAGCCTGCAGAAGATTTTCTGATGCACTAGCAGTTGCTACTTTGTTTTGAAGGACCACTAATCGCTGTTGATGCTCTGCCTCTTGTTGTTCGATAGCCTGTTCACGCTTCTTTTGGATTGCGAGTTGTGTTTGAAGTTTCGAGTCTACTAGCTGATTTTTTGTGTCCAATTGTTGCTTCTTGGCATTCATCAATTCTGCTGAAGCTTTTCTCTGAGCAACCAGGGACGCGGATTCATCAAGAATCTTCTTCCGTTGTTCCTCTTTGCTGAGCGCTGTCTTGCTCATCGATTTGGATAAACGGTCATATTCTTTTTCAGCTTCAACAATTTTGGCAATTAAACCAGTGAAGGACTCAGAATTCTTCTTAGCTCCCGCATCTATCTCCTTAAATGCTGGCAGCATCTTCCCCGTATCGAGATTTATTCGTGCCCCAACAACATCCTTATCATGACCCTCCATAAATGATTCACCGCCCTTTATATGCAAATAGGACAGACCGGAATTGGCCTGCCCTGTAGTCCGTATTCATCTACCCTAAGTATAAAATGGATTTATTACGGCCTTACTTCGGATTCCGCAAAATAAAAAAAGCGCACCATACCGAAGTACAGTGCGCTTTTACGTAAGGAAAATTTTCCTGAGCATCAACGCCCATTGAAGTAACCGAGTATTTCGGAAATCCCGCTGCGAGTCAGCTTTTTAGGCTCCTCAATTGTACCACCATGTAGACGGATATTTTCTTTCATCTCTTCTTCCATATCATCAAATATGGCGCTGATCTCCCACCAATTATGATCATACCATGGTTTAGTGAGTTTTCTGCGAGATAATCGTCCATAAAGCTCGGGCATGGTTAGCGGTTTCGTTTCTGACTTTCGGTTCTTCGGAGGCGGCCCCTTACTTGCCGAATAGAAATCGTTCAACGGCAGCTTCTAGTAATTCCGGAATGCTGTCTTCGAACTCCTCTCTTGTAAATCCTTCGATACAAATAATGCTTAGGATCTCCAACCATTTAGCAATAGCCTTTTCCTGCTCATCCCCTTCGTTAAGCGAGATGGAAGGTTTAATTCTGAGCAAGCCGCCCTCTTTATAAAGCTCAGCAACTTCTCTAACTTGTTTTACTGTTCCTACGCGGACTGTCTTTTTAACATCGGCAGAAAACGGAACAGTAGGTCCAATACCCATAATGAGATCCATTTGATTTTCTTCTTCCATGGTTATCCTCCTTAAGAGGAGGGATTCCCTCCTCTATTAAGCATTAATTTTATACAGCGATGATTTCTATTACATTGTCATCCGCTCGATTAGCATCCAAAACAGCAAGTTCGAGTGAATTTGCAGTAGCGGTTTTACGCTGCTGATCAAGAGAAAAAGTACCCAACATTTGAGATTTATGCACGATAATCACAACATCAAAAGGTGTATTTGTTTCATCGTCGATTGCTTTGCCATAAGCAACAAACTTATACGCCTTATTTTTAGTTGTTGTTTTAACTGCAGCTGACGTTGCATTTGTAGCAGTGTAATCATAAAACGCTCGAATAGTCTTACCAATCAGGGTAGTATCGCCGAAGGTAATTACCCCCTGTGCAGTGATAGAATACTGTTGGGCCGTTGGTGCGGAAGCAACACGCGAAAGTTGCATCCCGGCACTGGCATGATCTTTGGATGCGACAACCAATTTATCACTTGTTGCAATCAGCGATGACCCCTTAGACAGTGTTGCTGTTGCCCCTGTTAATACAGCGAATTTCTCCGTTTTAGGCACTGCTTTCGAACCTGTTGAAATATCAGCACCCGTTGCCGCTATGAGCTGATTGAAGTCGAGCACCGCATTTTCGAGTTGAATTCCTGATTCTGCATCCTGCTCAGTCAAGTGGAATGAATACTTGCTTGTACCGCCATAGACACGCTGCTGCTTGGCATCAATATTGATGGTCATTTTATTTAAACGCTCAAAGTATGCCATTGGATCGCCGGTAGTCAAATCAAACAGCGCTGCGTTTGAAATATCATCTACAACCCATTGTTTTGTGGACATTGACATAGTAGGTTCCTCCTTCAAAAATAAAACGCCTACCCGTTAATGATTTCGGATAAGCGTTGATCGATTTCGTTTATTCGTTTGTATTGTTGCGTATCCTGGTATCCTTCTACCGGATTAAATGATCCCCAGATGCCGAGTTCAGTAGCCAGTTTAATTTTTTCCTCGATAAGCTGCTGGGTTTCGGATGAAGCCGTCACTTCTTCTTTACCATCATTTTTCTTACTTACTGTCACAATTATCACCTCGCTCTAATGTAGTCCACATCATAAATGACCTCGTACCCTTTAACACCAGATATACCGGTAGCGAAATCTGCATCATAGGCCAATGAGCATCGGAATGATCTAAACTCGCGGCCCACTAGATAGTCATCGTGGAAGAGTCCAAATATCCGCTCCGCGATTGTTCTTGCTTGAGCTGCATTTTTGCCATATATGTCAATGCAAAACTTTCCTTCGTATACCAAATGATTTCTCCCATAACGTCCCGGTTTAACATAAATCGTCACCAAAGGGACAATCGAGCTGCTTAACGCCTGATCTGGTTCCATCCCTTTTACGATTCGTTTAACTATGTCTTCTGGTGAAGAAGAAGGAGATAAACCAAAGTGAGCCATGAAAGATTCATCCTGTTTTAAAATCCCATATACAGCATCAACAAGTTTCTGACTCACTCCTCATCACCTCGTCCGGAAATATTTATGATACGGGAAATCATTGATTACACGCTGTAAGCTTTGCAGTATTCGATTTTTATTGGACTGTAACGCTACCCGCAGAAAGAATGTCGGCGGCGTTGGGCCAAAGCTTTTGTCGATGTCTCCACGCGCCGCCAGTTCCTCCAGATCAACACCAGCAAATGAACCTTTAGATTGCTTGGTTGTCCCATCCAAAGCCTTATATCGCCCTCTGCCGCGCCCTACAACTGCTTTGTTCGAACTGGAGCGATACGAGTTCCATAATTCTGAATTCATGTATCGGGATAATCCAGGGTTTTGGTCCATCCCAGCCATTAACGATCCCTTACCAAACTGCTCCAACCATGCCTGCCAATAGTCAGCCGTAATATCCATTGAAAACATATCCGAAGCAAGTACTTCTAATTGCTGTCGAATATGGCTACGAACTTCAGGATAATAACGAACGTTGCCCTTGGCAGTGTCTGCGATCATGTCCGCTAATGAAATAATTTCAGATATTAGCGCATTACGCAAATCCCGTTCAGCTTCTGCGCTATTGTAGCCTGTATAACCCACGTTCATCGGGTATCCTCCGATAATTGGACATAACGAAGATTCGGTAGCTTAGTATCGTCTACACTGTCTACTTGGTATGATCGTCCATTTATGACAATACGATATGGATCAGAAGTTTCTTCTGGAGGCTTTATTTCTGCTGAAGCGTGAAGATATAATACGTATCTTGTGGTCGGCAGCAGTCCCGGATCTTCTTTCCTGAGCTGAGATGAGACATACTCAACATATCCTACAGCACCCACCTGAACAGGCGTAAAGACCGGATCTCCTACAGGATTGTCGAAATCATCATACAGTTGCCTGTATTCCTGTATCTCTACAGAAATATTGGTCTTCATCATCAAGCAGGATTTATCCCGTTCTGTTGTTCTGCGCATAGTCATAACAAATAATGAAAATTCATCTGTTGTCACTAACGCTCCTGGTATAACAACAGAACTAGGAGAAAATAAGCCGGTATACGCATATTCCCTTTGGTTTAAAGAGCTATTCTGACGATCCCTAGATAGGATGACTTTTTCAGATACGCCACTATACTGCCTACCATCAGAATATTGAATCCCCATTCCATAACGAAACTCTTCATCTATGGTACAGCTTGTATATCGATGAAAAAATTCATGAAACATTTATTCGCTCACCTACCTAAATGAGACAAGTTTATACTCGGACAGAAGTTCCGCAATCTCTGGTGAAACCACGCTATTACCAAAGTACTCAATGGTATAGTCGAAGTCCTTCTTCAACTTCACATTAGAGTTAGGGCTGCTCACGAGCTGATCGATGATCATTCCGCATGCAACTTTTACTTTATCCGGTATGACTTCCCATCCACTGGTGTACGTAACCTCCAACTCTACGTAAGCTGAACCAAACGGCGATAACCCGATAAAAACAGTGCCAATTTCCTTGTTGATGTCCAGGATACTCAAGTCAGTTATGGCTTCGAATATTGGAGCACCGAAAAAGTTCCCCATTAGCCCTTGGGCTGCTCGTCCCTTAGCATCCGTTACTTCAATAACTGGACAATGAGTAACATGGCCTCTTTGCCCAGTTAAGGGTATCCTCTCCGTGTAAGGCTGTATCCCGATCTGCCGCTTACAATAACCGTCGATAATGGCCGAAGCTCGTATAATGAGAGGCAGAGTCAATTCTGTACCCGGAGAAACATAATCGGTATCAGTTGTCTCAAGATATTGGCTCATTCCGCATAACCAGCTTCGATCAACTCATCTGCGAACGATTCAGGCAGTTCGGCCTTTCCGTCAACAAAAGAAACAATGGTATGCTTGTAATGTAGCGTATGAGGGCCTTTACATTGACTAACGCTTCCGCCTTTTAACGAAACGACTTTGTAATTCGACGTTACAGCTAATGGAGCAGATTCTTGGATCACCTTGCTTTGGAAATATTTAAACCCTTCATCTAACGATGTCAATGCAGCATCGTAACGACTTGGCTCCAAACTTTCATCCTGGGCAACCAGTTCAACAGATTCGATTAAGGAATCCAACTCATCCACATCAGCTTGCTCATACTGCCCTGCTGCATTGCCCACTACAACACCGTCCGCAAATGTACGAGCTTCCAGGATTGCATCCTTAAGCTTATCGAGTTTTGATTTAGCCATTCGGTTTTCCTCCTCCAAACGAAAAGACGACCTAATTAGGCCGTCTCACGTCATTTTGTGGTTTTAGCCAATTGTAGCGAGTGTTGGTCGCTCAATCGTACCGTATGCATGTGCATAGCTTGGCCCCTTCGCAACAGGAGCACCATATTTAATACCGACATATTGTTCCTGCAGGCTGCCGGTTGTGCCCAATTCAAACAAGTAGATGCCTTTTTCTCCAACATAGTGATACTCGATCATCGGCTCCGTTACGATAGCGATACCATAATCCGTATTTTGCTCATTCGTCCCGTTAACTGCCGATGGAATAAATGGCTCTGGAATGATAGGTAACAAGCCAGCTGCTGTCATAATTGTTGGAACTTCCAAACCAGCAATAGTTGTCTTGCCGAATGGATCTGACATTTTACCACTTTCAACTGCGAGGCGAACTTCCTCTGACATATGGTAGTGTGCGATCGGATGAATATAAATTGCAGTTGGAAGGATCTCATATTTTTCACTACCTACCATCGCAGCAACTTTTGCTCGAATAGCAGCAACAATTGAAGCGCCTACACCAACAGTAAATGTATTTGTAATTTGCGATGCAATGCCGACATACTGCAAGGTAGTTGGAACAGCAAGATTCGTGTCATTGCCTCTCCAAAGTGCTTTGCCGTGTGCCAAACCAACGCCGTTAAGCATGTCGTTAAGATCCTTAGCTTTAAGCTCAGGGAAATTGTTTTGCTGTCTACCGAGTGTTACATCATAATGACCAAAGTTTACTTGGTTAGTGATGGCTTTAACTTTTACACCATGGGGTGTACGCGCATTGCTTGTCGCCGTTGCCGATGGATTGCGCGGGTCAACAAATGCGCCACCATTAACGGTATTTTGTTCATAGTAAGTCGAAATGTCTCCTGTGGCTGGCACATAATTGAGCCTGCCATCGAGAATAGATGTACGGCGAAGAATATCCGTAATCTCTTTCTGGAAATCATCAGTGATAATTGCACCTGGCCCTTGGAACTGTGCCGCTGCAGCAATATCAACGAATTGAGCTTGTCCAACACGGTTGTTCATAGATTATACACTCTCCTTTTCAGCGAATTGCGCCTTCGCTTGCATTTTAAGTCTGAAAGAATCAGCGGACGGAAGATTAAGAACATCGACAGAAGCGCAGAAGGATTTGTAATCCAACTCATCAGAACCTTCAGTCTTGCCGCCATGCTTCGCCAGCAATTGAGCAGCAGATGCTGTCTTCCGAACTGGTTCTTCTTTTCCCGGAGGCGTAGCCGATTTTCCCGCTTTCAATTCAGCCAACTCTTTCTCAAGCTGAGCAGCTTTATCTTCTGCCGCTTTTAATGTAGCCGCAGCGATCTCTTCGGCTGATTTAGCTTCCGCCTCTTCCTTAGCCGCTTTCATGCTGGTGACTTCTGACTTAATAGATCCCACTTCGGTTACAACATTCTGAACACTAGCAGATAAGCTTGTCATTCCTTCCGCAAGCTTTTTCATGCTATCTTCCATCGCCTTAATTTGTTCTGGTGTCATTTCGACATCCTCCTCTTTAGATTTATTATTTTTAGCCGCAAAGCTTGTTGATTTATAAGCGGCTGCATCAGCAAATAAAATAGCTGCTCCGGTCCCGCAGAATTCAATAACGTCGAGCACATCTGTCATGTCCTCTGCATTCTGTACAGCTGCTTCCATCTCAAGAGAAGCACCGAATTGATATTCGCTCCAGTTGTATTCTGCGGCAAGGCCGTTATAATAGCGGATCGTCGCCACTACATCTGGAAAATCCTTAGCGTAAATGTAACCCTCAATCCATGCGAAACCATCCATAGACCGATATGCCTTTTCGATAACAGCAACTTTGAAGCGCGGATCATGATCAGACATGCCGTTGACATAATCGATATTTAGCGCCATCCCCACAAACGTCTGAAGGTATTTATCGCAAACGCTTGAAGATATCCTTATCTTTTTCCCACCTGCTCCTCCAGGCGAACCGTCCGAAGGAACATCTACTTCAAATAACGCACATTTAAACGGTGCCTTATTCGGATGCGATCCGGCATCAGACAAATGGAAATCTTGAATGCGCATGGTAGACTTACTAAACTTCAATGTTTTGAGCATTTAGGTTCTCACCTCCCCTCAGGGCAAAATAAAAACGCCTACTCATTTGGCGGCGTCATCGTCATCATTTTGATTGTCAGCGTCAGGATCATGATTCTCAGTTGTATTAGCCCTGTTCCTCGTCGCTTTTGCTTCATCAATCTCTTCCCTTGTCTTATTAATATCAATTACTACTTTATTACTTGGTTGAAGTAGTACTTCACCGTGACCATTTGGTAATGCTTTCTTCGCAAGGCTGTCTCTAGTTTCATCTGGAGTAATTACCATTCGATCAAGATAGATTGCGTCAATGTCTGCCTTTGTCTTCTGATCCTTCAATGAGGTAGCATAGTGGAATTTGAATTCTATAAGCCCACCCATTTTAAAGATTCCATCAATGATGTGGTTGTTGATATGCTCTACGATATTTTCAGCAATAGTCTGGATTGTGGATTCCGTATCCTCATCTTCGCTATCAGCTGTGCTTCGGTTAACATCCTTTGTTTGACCTAACTTCTTCGGTGAAATATCGAATGCGATTGCGACAATTTCAATTAAAAACCGCTGCCATTCAAGAAATAGCGCTTTATCGTCGGTTGCGCCTAGATCAAGTACGCTTGGGTTTTCTCCACCAATAATTGGATTTATCCCTCTGCCCATTACTTCATTTTCCCAGTATGAGCGAAATGCCGCTACATGATCCTTTTCGGCACTCTTACCTAAGTTAATTAACTTTCGCATAACTGTGTTCGATGCTTGTTTACCAGCAGAACGATGGGCGGCGATGAAACTATTCACCGACTCCCACACCGTCTCTAAAGGTGACAATCCGAACGGAGTGTTTGTTCTCGGATTCATCCGGATGTATATCATTTCATTATCTTGTAAATGAACATAGCTGCCGTTAACCCGTTGAGCAAATCGGTAAGAGTCTGGCCTGCCATCCCACTCAGGATAGAGTTCAACAGAGAAAGCGTCTACTGGGTACATTCTGAATGGCCGTGTAGGATCACCAGCCCTTAACACCTCACTCGAACCAGCGCTGCATACCAGCATATCCTCTACTGTCTGTTCAAGCCATGAACGAAATGAATCAGAAGGATTAGGCTTAAGCAACGTTCTCTCGATGATCTTGCACAGTTCCTGATACTTCTCTGTGTCGCTCTCATCAATCGCCGCCACCGACCAGTTCAGCTTCGTGATGCCATTTTTGATTACATTGATCGCTCTGCGCGGTATTGGCGATTCACTGAGCAGCCGTAGATTATCCGGCGTTTTTTTCTTTGTAGGTTGATTATTGCCATTCCTACCACCGTATCCATATTGATAAGGGTACTGGTCTGTTTGCCGTTCAGGCTCATTCTTAATTCGCCCAGCCTCTAGCCAGTTGATTACCCATTGTCTTACACCCAAAGTATCACCGCCTTTCTTTGAGAGGTTTATCTCATTAAAAAGAGAACTTTATAGATAACCTACTGCGAGGAGTGTACTAGATGAGTAAATACAATCCCCTTGAAGAATATCTAACTAAAAAAGCTACTATAACTCTCACACTAAAAGAGATTGAAACGATTATTCAAGATTCATTACCAGCATCGGCTTATAACCACAGAGCATGGTGGGCCAATCCAAATGATGGTTCGCATCCTTATGCTCGATCATGGCTTAATGCTGGCTGGAAAGTGCATACTGTAGAATTAGGAAAGAGCGTTACATTTATTCGTTATTCATAGGAATAACAAAAAAAGAAGGTTAGGAAATATTTCCTGACCTTCTATTGCTCATTCTTATCTGTATATAGAATAGCACTGTAGTTATACGGAGTTACTACGGATATAGCTTGATGCCTCTTTAGAGAACGGCATCATTGCAGCCCGAGCTTCTTCAGATTTCTTTCCAGCCTCTTCCTTAGTGAGAAAATACCCTAAAAATTTTACTTTTTTATCAATCTTTATTTGCGCTTTCCACTTACCAGCCTTCTTGTCCCAATAAACACCCTTTATACCACATTTGTTATTTTTGTACGGTCCCTTTACGTTCTGCATATTCTCTGCGAAAGAAGCTTCTCTTAGATTTATCGAACGTCTATTATCTAAAGTATCATTATTGATATGATCTATGTGTTCAGCATTAGTGGTTCCCATTAATAATCGATGAAGGATAACAGTTCCCCTTTTTCCGTTTTTATCTTTAGATCGACTCCCGTGTACATAGTAAGATTCCGTAAAACGATTCCAATGAGCATACCATGTGTGTGGGAATTCCATTGCTTTTTCTAAATCAATCGTATCAATAAGCGTCTCAAGTATCTCTCCTGATTTTCGCAACAAAAAAATCGCGGTATAATCACCGCGAATCTCATAGTTATTTTTCAATTTATCCACCTCATTTATCCAAATGCAAATCCTGATTTCTTTTCCACCTTGGCAAAACACAAAACAAAAGCGTCGGCTCGGTCAGGTGACTGTAGCCCACGCTTCTTTAATTCCGCTTTACGTTCGAGGAATATCTTTCCGTTTGACCCCATATGCCATTTACGAGTTGTGAGCTGCGTGATAAGTTTCTCGTCGTCTGGTAGTTGCAATTCACCAGGCTTGCCTAAGATATAGTTACTCATGTTCTCTTCAAGCAACTCTTTGATATGTCCCCAGGTTTCAGATCCTTTATTGCCGTAGTATTCATCATCACTTGAAGAACCGTTATGTACCGGTACGATCTCATATCCAAGATTCATTTCGTCATTAACTTCATTTAGACGATCCGTTACACCGCCGCCTACACCATCATCATCTATCCGAATCTCTACAGCTGTGACATTTGGATGTTCTTCTCTCACTTGTTTTGCAAGATGCAGCACCCATCCGGCAGTAACCATTGTTCCCTCTTTATGATGAAAATGCGATCCGACTACTGCCATGCCGATTCTCGCATACATCGTTGTTTCATCATCGCCGAATCGTGCAACGTCACAGCCGATATATAGTGTATCACCTGAAGGTTGGACTCTAACTTCTTCTTTTGCAAAAAGCGCTGCTTCTAAAGAAATAAATGTATCCGACTCGCCGCGCGGGAATTCACCTTCAACACGTACACGCCATACGTCAGAGCCTTCCCCATATTTGCGCTTAAGCATGGCAATGTTCTCTTTACTGGTTCGCGGACTGTCCAAGCAGGAAACTTTATGCGTTTTGTAATCTTCTCTATCTTTGTTGTGAGAATCATAAAACGTTCCGCTCGTCCTGGTCGGATTACCCATCATGAGAAGCTTATTGAAAGGCCCTGATAGCGTACCATCAATTGCCTCCATAATCTTATCCTCTACACCTGATGCTTCATCGACAATGAACAGCATATAGTCCTCATGGAAGCCCTGCATATTCTCTGGTTTCGTTGCTGTCCTCGCTGTCGCAAACCAACGTTCCTCGTAATTCCTCATATAAATTTTAGTTTTTGTCCATTTGAGGATACGCTTTAATATTGGACTTTTCTCCTGCCATTTACTTATCTCGGCCCACAGGACATCGTGAAGCTGCTGACGAGTAGGAGCAGTACAAATAACCTTGGGATATGGGAAACAAGTTAGAAACCATAACGCAACCACAGCCTCAACACCAGTCTTGCCGACTCCTTGTCCTGATCGAACAGATACCCTAGGATCTGTTGCGATATCCATCAAGACTTTTTCTTGCCATGCATCAGGTATAAATCCCATCATTTCCTTGCAAAACATAATGGGGTTAAGGCGATATTGAGGAATTCGTAGTTTAAACGCCTTAAGCCTCTTCTTCTCCTCCGACTTCATCTTCACCAGTCACCGCCTCTACCCAATCCTCTATCAAATCATCATCAGAATCGCCATCGCCATTTTTCAATTTATCAACTTCCAATCGAAGCTTCTCGACCTTAAGCTTGTCTGACTCAGACATGAAGCCCAGATATTTCTCTAATTCTTTCAGAGCTCTCATCTTGTCATACAGTTTTACACTCACGCCGTCTTTGCCCTGTTTTACTTCACTAATTACAGTCCCATCGACTTCGGAATCATTCTTCAAATCGACGTAACTTACCGCTTGAGTCATTTGAGAACCGTCTTCTTTCAGGATTGGATTACCTTTTTTATTAAATAGCGGCATGTCTTCTTTGCCGAAGCTTGTAAAGTCATTCATGTCCGCGAATGCAATCTTCATGTATTCTGCGATAACTCGCTGTATATTGAGCCCTAGACCTGCTGTGAACATTTCTGAGTATCGTTGAATAGCAGATTTAATTTCAGGTTTCCTCAACAGTTCCCAGCCAATGGAATATGCAGTCTTTTTGCTATATCCAGTTGCAATAGCTGCTCTGGTAGCATTGAAGTCTCTTAAGTACTCCATTACAAAAATACGTTGTTTCGGAGTCAAACCCTCATCATCTGGAACTTCAGGTAATTCAGGTTCTGGTTCCTTTACCTCTATTGGAACGTTCCGTTCTTTTTCGGAGCGCTCCGTATTTTCAGAACGTTCTAATGGAACGATTGGAACGCTCCGTTCCTTTCTCTTTGGAGATACTTCCTTCTCCAACTCTTCTACAGTCTGTATAGTAGCGTATACATCTCTCGGTCTATCTCCTTTATATGGACCCACAAACTTTCTACGTTCCATTTCATCAACAAGCCTAGCTGCTCTGCTGTATCCTACCCTCAACCTTCGCTGCAATAAAGAAACCGAGGCTTGTTTGGCCTCGGCTACAATTCTTACTGCATTTATGAATAGTTCGTCCGGTTCTTCAACCGAGTCTTTGATATCCTTAATAGAAACGTTCCGTTCCGTTACTTTGGATGTATCAGAGCGTTCCACTTCTACCACATCACCGGTCAGAAGGTGCTCCCACTTATCTTTAGCTTTCCACCCCCGTACCGTTCCGTCAGATACACCGAGCTTAGCCGCAATCTCAGTTAGGTTTATTTCCCCTCCTGCAGCTTTATAGAGTTCTTTCGCTTCATCCCTCTTGGGATCTCTCTGTCTCCCCATGAATTCTACACCTCCCCACTATTCATTTTGGTTTAGATTCTATATATTGATAATTAATAACGTTTATTAAAAAGAGGAGCTGACTTATTGAAAAAGAATTGGAAGAAAACAATTACATACATCAAAGTAGCGTACGCCGTTCTAATATTCTTGTTTGTAGTTATCGTTGGAGCAGTCATATGTATCGGATTAATAGATAGAACGGTAATCACAAATAGCGTCTTCATGAATTCAGTAGCCCTCGTTCTAGGCTTGTTTTCTTTACCAGGAGTCTTAATGTCCTTCTATACACTTATGGACACAAAGAAGAAGTATAAGGCCACAACTGTTTGTCCAAAGTGTAGACACACGGTTGAACTTCATTTAGAGGAAATCTAGGGAATTATTCATGGTCAGGATAATTTTCCTGACCAATAAAAAAGCCACTCCATAAAGAGTGACTTGAATTATTATTAACAGTGATTAGTTCTTTATTTCGTTGTCGAGTGTTTCCATTACTGTACGAAATGCATCAATCGCCCCACCAGCATTAGAGATGGCAATCCTCTCTTCAACTTCAGTGTATGACTCCTTGTAATATTTCTTAATAAAATCATTGAAGACAAGCCATGCCCATTCAATAATTTTAATTTCACTTTCAGAAAAATATTCGGCTAATTGTTCATTTGTTAATCCATGTTCTCTTGGCGCATCTCGCATTTCTTCGATGCTATTAATTTTACCGTCCAATCTAAATGAGTAAGCTTTTAACAAACCATAGTGGCAAGCCGTAGCATTATCCCTTGCAATTCTAAGATATCTTCTCCTTAAAGCTTCCCAACTTCGCTGCTCTTTGCTTATTTGCCTCTCAGACATTTGCTTACTAAGTTCATATGTTAATTTAGCAGATTCCGCACTCTCTTCGGCAGCTTTTGCACTTTGTTCATTGATCTTAGAACCCCTGTAATTCAAACAGATAATTATTATTGTTAAGACGACATTCGTAAATATACTAATTGCTACCAGCAAATCTGAATTGCTCATAATCCCCCTCCTATTCGTTCCATCCAATTATACCGTAAAAAGGAAGAATCGTCTTTATGTCGAATCATATATCTTGGAGGCGATTATTGTTGGAACATAATCAATACAAGCTCGTGACAGATGAAGACTTTTTCTATGCTATTGCTAGTGACAAAGAGGTTTCAGTGTTGTCAGCGGATCTGATTGCCGGTGGTAAGATTCAACTTTTCAATGAATTTGCTGTTCTAATCGGAGAAGAATATTATCCTCGTTCTAGCTTTCAATTCTTCATTTATACCTAGGGGATTGCATAAATCCCCTTTACAATGATTCGGTGAATAAAAAAAGCACAATGCTTTTGACATTGTGCAACAATATATTCTATCTAAACCATTTTTGAAAAAACCACAGATCCAATCCGGTAATTTCCACTTCTTCCTTGACGCTATGATTTGTGGAACCTTGTCCCATAGTATTTAGTTGATCAGTGAGCCGATCGAATACCCCTGGAATCTTAACGTGTAATTTGACGTGGTCTCCAGCCTTAGCAATATCAGCATCATTGCCGAGCTCACTTAGTGAAAAATTCTCAACATGTCTACCGAGTTTATCACTCCATGATACAGAGAATTGTTGCCCTGCAATTACTTGAATCTTTCCTTTTTCATTTGAAGATGTACCCTCGAAGAAACCATTAAACATATGAAAAACAAAAATCAAAACTATTAATTCCATTGCCAATTCCATTAAACCGAATACAAACCCTGATTTTCTGTACCAAAGATAAATTTCCCCCACGCCTCTCTTTAAATAATAGACTTTATAAATCTAATATCGGCAAATCAGGCATTTTTTTTAATATCTCCTATATTATGAATAATATCTCACGATAACTATACTTACCTTACATAATTACTGCGGTAATTCAGGTATCCTTAACCCAATTTCCCCTTCTTTATTACGACCTCTCCCGTAATCAATGATCACAAAATCCAAGGTTCGGTTAATTTTTAGGCTTGTAGCAATATTAGCAATGGCCCGTCTGCGCTTGTCTGCAAAGGTTGTAGCTGAAATACCGGCAATATCTTTGCGGTATCCCTTTTCCATGTAGGTCTGAGCTTTTAGATATTTCGTCCCATCCAGGAATAGGAGTTTTGCTGCTAATCCCTCATGTGGATCTCTTATGTTATTGATGACTGCTTTAATGATATTTGTCAGAGCTAGATAAAAGCGATAATTTACCTCCCGCTTGTCCTTCAACACAACAGCGTTCGCCGTAACATCTGCAGTTATCTCCTGTCCTGTTTCTCGCTTTGCAACTGATCCTTCTGCGCTGAGTAAGTCGTAAGCACTCAGCCCGTTTTCCATTTCTCTCTTAGCGATTTCATAATTCCGACAGATGTCGATCATGTCTGTATACTTATCCAGCAGCCATTTCGTTTTTCTTATATCATCTGCTTCGATATCATCAAAAAAGGTAATCTGTATGATCTGCCTAGTGTCTTCGACGTCATCATACCGTGATTTAGCTACTGCTTGTCCGCTCATGTTATATACACCTCTCTACGCTCTTGATTTTTTATTACTTTCAGCATAGAGCCGATTCACTATGTTTTTACTACGGATTTTTATTCCCCGAACCCTAGCTGAAGGATCATCAAATTAAGCGTGATCTTATCTATCCCTAATCTCCTAGCCAGCTCCTTACGAGTGAGCAGGTTGTAATGTCCCTTTATATATAATTCATGGTCCTCTGACACTGGAACAATCTGCAGAGGCTTACTTTTTGGAACTTTCATATATATACTTCCTTATCATAATCAGAATTTTCTTTCAAATCATAGTGCCAAAACCCTTGCTGTCCCTTCGCAGGTACAGGATTCATTAGTTGTTTGACGTTCTTCAATTTCCAAGCGTAACGATTTGTTGCATAGTGACCAAAATGGAATTCGTTTGAATCTTTACTAATCCAACAGAGTGGATCTCCACTCTCTGCAAGCAAGATTGCATCCCCAATATCATCCATATAAACAGAATGACAGTCACGCAAATACGATGTTGCTATAATTGCCCCTACAGGTAAGTTGTCTACTGTATATCCATGTTTAGCGAGAATGGACTTGATCGGTTCCCTTTCACATGCTTCCCGATCTATTTTCTTACCGGCATGTATAGCCAATTCGCCGCGAATATGCGTTTGACGTGATCTTGTTTCAAACTTCTTTTCTCCCAGGGCGATGAGCGTTGCCCATGGTTGGATTATTGTGATTACTCGCATCTATAATTCCTCCTATTGACTCTTTTGATTGATGAAATCAAACATCAGTGATAGAATGTATCTGCCTGAATTTTTTAGTCATTATCAGGCATACGCCATCTCCGGAAGGGAGGTGAGCGCATTGGCTACGGATAAAAGCGGCAAACAAATTACTATTAAAGTAACAACTACATCTTCCTTCACTTATAAGCAAACTACAGTTATAGAAAAAGTCGTAGAGAAGGATTCTGTTTGCCAAACAAAGAGGAATAGTCGATGACGCTCCTTGAGCAGGGAGGGACTTCAAAAAAAGTTCCTCCCCTCAAGGAGCAATGATAGAAAATATCGAAATTCAACATAAATAGTGATTGTTCATTTTTAAAACTCCGTTTGACCCCCATCCATATTTAATCCATCATCTCTATTGCATATTTGTATTGCTCATATGAGATTTCAATGTTTACCGGTTCATACGCTTCACATACGCCCTCAAAGTCCAGTGATATGAATGCAGAATCTCCGAATTTTTCTATCATATGACGATTAAATTCTATATGGGAAGCTTTGTGTTCTTCGAAATCTTCTGATGTGGGAGCTGCCAAATCTTTGCGAACGATAATGTATGCGTTTTGAATATTGTTTATGGTTACGTCTAAATTTTCATCGCTCCAATCACCGACTTCCATACAAGCCGCTAAATATCTTTCCGAATTCGTTTTATTACGCAAAACCATAACTGGTATCATATACAACCTCCAGCATTCCTCAATGTTTTACGTCTGTTCATATCTACCATTCAGTAGAACATGCAATGAAAGGCTCCCCAGCCCAATACTTGTCTATGATTTGTCGGATTGACATTAGCCCTTTCCTGTCCTCGTCATATACCTCATAATCGAACGGTAATACTTCTATATCGTCATTGCTATATAGTTCATCATCTGGCACACCTGTCGTATCCTTGTACCACTGTAACGCTTCTTCCAGTGAACGTGCAGCGACTGAATCACATTCACACAAACGATAAACGAAAACTTGTTCTGGCATGTTTATTCCCTCCTCATTTTTTCGATATTTATGTTCTGTCCTCACCATAAAACTCCACCTGAAGCACTGACGGGTAAGTAAAATCTTCTTCCTCTTCTCCAACGAACAAAAGTATGTCAAAATCGAACTCTCTACCGGATGAATCTATAACATAAAGCTTATCCATTTTTACCGACTGGATTAGAAATGTTCCGTTGATCGAATCTCCTTCACCATCTGTACCTTCAAGCATAATCGCCCGACCAGGATAAAACTTTTTAGTATTGAACACGATATCAGTAGATGATAAGCCATTTGGATCTACTATTTTCATCGTTTTTCCCTCCCCACATGCATTTCCGTCTTCAGAAGCATAACTTCGGCTGCAATATTTCCGTCCGGCGTTCTGCAATCTCCACGTATTGCTTACCGATTTCAATGCTGGTGCATTCCCGCCCATTCTCCAGCGCTACCTTTTCTGTAGTGCCGCTTCCGCCGAACGGATCGAGCACATATCCTCCAACCGGCGCACCTGCCAATATACATGGCTCGATCAGCTTCTCCGGGAAAGTAGCGAAGTGAGCTTCTGGGAATGCTTGTGTAGCTACAGACCACACACTACGTTTATTACGCATTCCGCTGTACTCGACATCTTCCCTATCCGAACGATGCTGCTGCGGCTGACCAGGTGGCGGAGATTCTTTCACGGACCTTGCAAACGAGTTTGCTCTGCTCCGTCCAGTACGATGAATTGAACCGTGTGAGCCTGCCTCAGTGTCCCAACCAGCTGGCACCCTGAAGTTTCCTCTTGACTTACGCTTTCCACCGTCCTGATTATCAAAGGTTTCATTACCGGTATAACTGCCGCCCCTAAACCCATTTGCCCATTCTTCTTGGACGCCGGGTTCCTTTATTGCTTCATTGTCGTAATAGTACCGCTCTGACTTGGCCAGCAAGAACATATACTCATGTGCCTTTGTCGGCCGATCTTTTACGCTCTCTGGCATCGGATTAGGTTTTGCCCAGATATTATCCATTCGTAGATACCAGCCATCTGCCTGGAGTGCAAAAGCTACTCTCCATGGCATCCCGATTAAGTCCTTTGGTTTTAAAGCATCGGTGCGGCAACGGTTCCCGCCTTTTCGGGGATTGGCAGGGGCTATCCATTTGTCGTCATCTTTGTTTGCTGGACTCGATACGTAACTGTCGCCATAATTCAACCAAAGGGTCCCGTCCGGCCGCAGAATCCTCCAAACTTCCCGAAATACCATGACGCTGTGAGCGACGAACATCTCCGGCGTCGGTTCCAGCCCAAGGCATCCAGTCCACGCGGGAACGGTTATTGGCGGCAGCCCCGACATTGGCGTATAGGTCACTTCCGGCCAATCACTACCTGGTATACCGTAATCCCTCAGTCCCCAATATGGCGGAGATGTAACGCAGGTGTGATAATGTTCTGCCGGGAGTTTCAGCATGATCTGTAAGTTATCGCCTTGAAGGATCATCGTTTTCACCTCTCTTGATTCTCTAAAACTATAATTAAGCAATATTCGCCAATCGATAGGGAATAATCCCAATAAAAACGGAAATAATGAAAGTATAAACACATAATTGAAAGGGGCTTTCGAATCTATGGCTGATGAACAAATTGCAAGACTGAATGAAACTGTAGCTTCAATAGAACAGAAAATGCATGTATGCCTTGAATACATTTATGGTTACTACCAGATTACTGATGAGGAACTTGAAAATACATGCGGTGGTTAATAAGCACTCATAGACTGGCACTGTATTTATGCAGTGCCTTTTTTTGTTCCCCGTTCTTAGCTGCGTAACACGGCGACTTCCTCTTTGTACCGATTTTTTATAAAAGCATCATGCCGTGAATTCCGTACGTTTGGATGACGATGTCGTTGTTTTAGATATTCAGGACCTACATGGTCAATTGAAACTGGCGGGCTGCTCCAATATGAATCAGTGAACCGTCCGGTACCGTCTGTAAATCGAGACATGACGTTTCCATCCCGATCCTTCCACATTTCAAATTTTAATCGTGCCATACAGCCAATTCCCTCCTCGTATTCAAGCCATCACCACTTTTCGTTGACTTCGCGGTGTACGATCAATACGCCGTCTTCCCGTTGGCTTACTTCGAGATACACTTTGTCTCTACCGCCAAGTGCTTCAACAAGCGGCCCCTCATAAGGGAGTTGCTGGTATAACGATTTGTTACGGTTATTAATAAGTAGCGACGAGTTTCTAGGAAATAATGCTTTCTGTACTTTGATCACGAATTTCTTCACTCATGTCCCTCCATTTTCAGCAATGTTCCCAACTAAATATCAAATTTAGCGATTGCCCTATCCTTGTAATACTCTTCACCAGTTAATTTCTTATAAAGAACTTTGTTGGTCAGATACACTTCAGGAAGAAGCCCTTCTCCCTTATCCTTAGATGTATCCCATGCGATCAAGTTTCTAGCGATGACCCTCGCGAACTCTTTTTGATCTTTTTCCAAACGTTCTTTCTCTTGTGCTTCCTCAACTGCGACTTCAAACGACTCAGCGGCTTTTTTTGCCATAGTTTCAAGCCTTGAACTTTGTCGCATGTTTTCTTCGAGTAAGTCTGTAGCAGCACTCTTTTCAAGCTTGTCCAATCCATATTGCCATCCACTTACTCCGTAGAGTTGGAAGCGATTGTGGACCTCCTGAATGCTGACAATGATCCCATATGTGCCAGATGGAGCTACTTTTACAACATCACCTTTATTGATCTTTACGGCTGTCATAGATTCACCCCTTCCTTATGATCTTGTGTATTCACGAATGTTCATGCTCAGGCACGATATTCTCAGCTTTGAAGCTATCCGTCACCATGGCTACCCCATATGGATAAAGCATGTTGTGCGTTACTCTTGCCTTACCTGTTGGTGTATACCCTTCAAATGTAGCCTCGTGCAATTTCTTATTTTTGAATTTGTGTTTTACTGCTTGGCCTTTTCGGAGTTGTTGCATTCATTTAGCCTCCTATGTTCTTCCGTATTCAAACTTGTTCGTTAAAAGTCATCGTCAAATTCCTCGAACTCTTCATCTTCAACCATGATTGGATTCCACTCTGCTCCACATGATGAGCAGACAAGATCGTCGCCTACTCGGTGGGCGTAGAATCCGCCATCACAGTGCCTGCATTCTGGATGCTGCGGCATTTAATCACCTCATGTCCTTCCGTATTCAATAGTCAGATTGCTCATCGCTCATACATAGTGAGATAAGCTTTTGTAATAAGGTATTAGACGCTTTTTCCTAAGCTCTAAGTATTTATTCTGAACAACACGCTCTGTCTTTCCTAAAGCAAAGGACATCGCCCTACGCCCATCGTGCTTATAAAATTTGACTAAGTAACATAAATCCTCTTCGGTAAACCTTTGGCCATGCGTATCATGGAAATCTGGGTGATATTTCATCCGGCCAAGGTTATCAAGTTCAATGACCTCTTCCAAAACAATTACCTCCACCCCAAGTCCCTCAATATTCAAACCTGTCCGTCAGCAAACTATCATTTCGTGTCGGAACAATCCATCCTCAGCTGCTTCGAGCAATGGCGGAAACCGATTTGGTGAAAGTTGTAACAATGGTTTACCACTTTTGCTCTGCCCGGCCTTTCTGAATCCTGCAGCATGGAAGCAGCCGCCCTTCAAATGCTGTCCAACATAGGTAATGATTCCATCCTTTGGCGGATCACCCCATTGTGCGCGAGTTATGCCGAGTGCCAGAACTATTAAATGGCTTGAAAGGTACTGGCCCTCGTTACGAAACATCGTACATTCCCAAGCGTCCCATCCATCATCTCTGATACCGCGCCATGTCACCCAAAGCGCATCCTCTTCCTCAGATAGCAGCACAAGGTTGTAGCCTGGACGAGTGAATTGCGATGTGCCTGGTTGCTGCCGCGTATAATGCCGATCAGCTAGCTTTAGTGCACGTCTGTCCGCTTTTTGGATCGGTACCCATGGCATGCTGTTTCCTCCTCATGTATTTCTGTATTCAATCAGATACTTCGTTTGTGGGGAGATCGAATTCTCCCGACTCTACCGCCTTTTTCACTTGTCGAAACGCCCATCGATCAGCAATTAAAACGGGGTCTGTTCCGCTCGATAAGTCTATTTCAATATCAATCCATTCCAGCAGCTTCTTGCGGCTTATAGCATCTTTCTCCATCATGCCCACCACCTATTCGGTCTGAATACGATCTTACTTTCTTGCCATTGAATGTGCGATTATGATTATTGTAGTCAGTCATTAGTTCGTGTAATGCTTTCATCTGATGATAAGTTTTACCGCTTACTGTCTCAGGGTCCGTAAACTCAAGCTTTTCGTAATGCTCTAATCCATAGTGTAAGGCTAACGCTATGGCTGTATAATCCTCGCCAGTAATACCGGTTATATCGAAGTCTTTCAAAGAAGGAATATCTTCGTACTTCCCCGTTTCGTTGCGAGTTATCTCCATAAAATGCAACTCCTTTAGTCGTCATAACCATAATCTTCATACACTTCATCATTGTCTACAATGATCGTTGCGCCGGTTGCATAAAGTTGGAAGAGGAATTTATCAAAACCATAGAGGCCATTAAGGATCTGTTTGTTTGTAAGTTCTCTGTCTCCAATTCGCAAACTATCGAGACGGCCAGAAACTTCATTTTTTCTATCCCGTGAGATATACAACATATATTTGCATCCGTATTTTGTTTCGTTTTCCTCAGGATCAAAATGCACATGGATTCCTAAACTAAAGCTATCGTCATAGTGATAGGAAATGGAATCCCCATCCTTTTCGTGATCTTCGTTTGCATCTTCTTTCATTTTTTCTATGATCTCCGAAAGCTTCCATTCTTTCTTTTCCATAGGAGAGAACATTTTTGTTAACTCTTTTTTCACACGTTCTATCCCCTCGGTCTGGATTTGATCATCAAGAATTTCTTGAACCGTATTAAGCAGCAGCACATTATAGCCACTCAAGTTGAGATAATTCATATCGACATTCAAATTTTCTTTAACATGGTTCTCAAGCGATACTTTAAACTCACTGCGGTATCCACCAATGAGGTCATTAACTACAGAAGCCACCGTTTTTTCAAGCTCCTTCTTAACAACTTGCTGCACGTAACCAGCTTCAGTCATTTCCGCTAAAGCATTGTTTACCATCTTATTCAGATCCATTGACATTTTAATTACACTCTCCTCTATTTGGAATAAGTAGCATAAATCGAGTAATGCTCAACAAAATAAGATCATACATTCTGTTTATGATTAAAAAAATCATTCCATCTGGAATGTCCCTAAATAAATGCTGTTTGTACATCCGCATTCAGGACAGGATGGTTCTTCAATTTCATCACCAATTGGCTGCTCGATAGCAAACTGCCTACCGCATTCCTGTTCATCGCATTTGTATTTATCCCAAGGCATCACTTAATCACTCCCTTCCATAGGTTCAATCAAACGATCCGTTTGCACTAATCGGTATCGATCGTACATACCGAGGCGTTCAGCAATCCGCATCACTTGATTAGGTCTGTCTTCACGTTCCAGATATAACATCGCTCCAGCGCAATGTTCCTGAACCGTTTTCGGGCTTTGAAGAGTTTTATGACAAATAAATGATTCATCTTTTTTTAAGCCTTCAACGATACCTTCTAAACGACCTTTGGCTAAAGTTATGTTTGTCCTACTTCCCTTGATGAAGGGACAGTCTCGGCATGGACTTTTCAAATTAAACCTCATGACAGTCTCCTTTCAATCATCAAAATGACCGTATCCAAAAGGGATACTTAGTGCTTTATTTTCCGCTATACCAGCTGACACAACATCGGCCAACATTTTGAAGAAAACAGATATCTCCTGGTCATCCATCCCATCTAACAAACGGATCTCTGCAGCTTTCAATTTGCGTCCAGAAGCAGCAGATACCATTTCAACAACAGGATTAATTCGTTCCATGCGCTGTTTACGGACCGCTTCCATATCTTTAATAGAAGCTTGTTTCTGGTGGTACTCTTCCCAATCTTTTTCGTCATACCAAAAACGTTCTCCATACATTTCTGTGTAGACAGCGATCCAATGCTTCAACTCTGTATCACTTGTCTGAATGCGATCATGACAAGCTCCATTTAAGCGCATGGCATTGGATTTTACTCCGCGGCCAGCACGGCCGCGGGGGTAAACATGATGCGTTGTAGTCGCCTCCTGCCCACAACCACATTGACAACGTCCTTCAGTTTCGGCAATCAGTTCCTTAACAACACTTACCGGGAACTCTGCTCGATCAGCTTTGCTCGGATTAGAATGATGATGCGAAAGAATGTCTTTCTTCCATTCGGCCACCGGCTTACGTTCTTTCTTTTTCTTCATACCAAAGGGTTTCGGCTCCTTTACTTTCTTCTCAGGCTTCCAAAATGTTTGATGAGACATCGTTTCGCACCACCTTTCGAATTACTTTAATTCTGAATCATTTCTACTTCGGAAACGCTACGGATTTTAACAGGAAGTTAGTTGGTAAGGTAAATTTTCCTTACGTGTAAGTAGCGGATTTCCGCGACCGGCTATCTCTCGACAGGCGGTTTCGGCTGGTTTCCATCCAGCTGCTCATCAGGCGGTTAAAACATCTCCTCTATAACGATTTCCTTTTGACAAAAGACGGTCTACTCTGTTTTTCTTGCGATAATGCTGATGTTCAATCGGCTCGGACAATAAGACAGTAAATTCCTCAGCATGTCTATTTAACTTAATTTTCTCTCTTCTCCCATGCCAATTAACCCAAACATAATTCTTTCCACACACTTTCCAGATCGTAAGAAACTTCATTCATTTACCCTCCCGGCGTTTAATTTTCTTCGCGGTTAATGCAACATTAGGAGCTGACAATCGCATCCTGGAACGATATTCCCGTTTAGCTGACTCACTACTAGAAGCTGCTACACGCAAACGATTTTTGCTTTCTACTTCGCCTACCTCATAGACTGGACTGGTTAGTGGCTCATTTCGATAGACCATCATGATGGATAGCGCCGATTGTTTATTGATGCATTCTAGAGAGTTGCCCCAACTGTCGGTAAGCTTTACCGTCATACCGGTCTTACGAATTGTAAAATCGTAACGTGCTGCATAATTGCGGATGTGCTTTTCATCGAACACTAGTATCCCCTCCTAATAAATCCGATCCCGTTTGCCCAGGCTATCTTTTTGCATCGTATTTGACGAAACCAAAAACATTTTCTTTCTTTATCAGATAAAATGAACCGTCCGGATCGCCAACAACTTCATCTTGAATCAGGAAAAATTGATCAAGATGCTGCGGCGTTTTATAAATTTTCCCTTCATACAAAACCTTCATTGCTTGCATGTTAGATTTTTGAATACTCGATACCGGGACGATTACCCGATTGGTTTCTTCAAATGAAACAAAGTAAATAACCGCCAACACTAAAGTAACTAAAAACATTGAAATTCCAACCGCTCTTTTAAATCCCTTGGACATCATCATCAGCTCCTAAAATTACTAAATTTCGTTATTTAGTATTCATATTCACATTATAATTCCGTTATATCGTAACGTCAATACTAAAATACGAAATTGCGGAATTTTTTGAGCTGTGATAAAATGCAATCAAGAGGTGATATAGCCTGTGGCAACGATACATTTAAAAGTTCAGGAAATAATAGATGAACGAGGTTGGACCCAAAAAAAGCTTGCTGAAATTACAGGATTGCGAAGAGCTGCAATCAGTGAACTATGCAATAACATGAGAACTTCAATAAATCGGGAACATCTGGAAAGAATAGCTGAGGCATTAGAGTTAAAGAGCATTAACGAATTGATGGAGTTGAGGGTGGAGCATGAGGGGTGATTCCCTTATGCTCCTTTTATTTATTTATTTAGATATTAGTGAACAAGTACGGGAAACCGTATACACCGTGTTCAAATTGCCAACCTAATCTGTCCATTCGAATCGGTCAAATCTTCCTCTTGTAGCGATTCACCTGGATTTAGCAACTCCGCAAAGATAGCTTCAAGCACTTGCACTACTATGCTGTTTCCCGCAAGCCGGTAGAGCGTTGCATTCCTTTTCCCGGGTATCGTTGGATGCTCCCTCAGCACTTCGTCAAAATCGGAATCATCAAATCCCATTAGCCGCCAGCATTCACGCTCAGTGAGATACCGATATCCGCCGTGCTTCTGTTTAATAATGCCGGCATTAGGACATCGATCTTGCCTCGTCGTTATCGTCCAGCAGCTGTCCTTAATTACATCAAGTGGTCTATATTTACCGCGCACTTCCGGGTTGAACTCCTCGATCCGGTTCAACATGGACGGAATAAGGATTTGGTATTGTTCACCGTTCACCTCAGGTTCAAGAAATTCACTGATATGGCGCATTGGCTTTCGCTTTAGCTGTCCAAAATCAAATTGTTTTCCGCCTAACACGCTGACGGTATATACCCGATCACGCTTATGTGGAATTCCAAATTCCTTTGCATTAAGCACCTCGTAGCTGCTCGTATAGCCAAACTCCTGCATCCGGTTGAGATATTTGTTAAAGCTGTGAACCATATCCCGATCAAGCACACCTTTGACATTCTCCCAAATGACCACCTTCGGCATCCAATTGCCCATACACTCAATGATCCGCAACGTCTCCCACATCAGCGAACTACGCGTTTTGTCCTCGTCCTTGCCACCTAACCGAATGCCTGCCCGGGAAAAGTCCTGGCACGGGCTTCCATGTACTAGAATGTCAGGGCAGAGATTCCAACCAATTACTGACTGCGGCTTATGCCGATGATCATACATCGCGTTATAGGCTCGTACCGCCTTTTCGTCAATCTCGACATAGTCGATGGACTTATGATCTACCCCTAAATTTATTAGCGCTTTGCGCGGTGCGCCAATGCCGCCAAAAAGTTCAAGTATTTTAATCACTGGATCACCTCAGGTTCCTCAATATAGTCTGTCAAGAGCGAAATATCTCCTAACCTCGTTACCGATCCATCTGCCCATTGGAACTGCTACAGCATTACCTATTTGTCTGTATGCATCGTTGTCAGTCCCCGCGAACTTGAACCAATCTGGGAATCCCTGTAGCCTTGCATACTCTCTTACCGAATAGGGTCGAATCGATTTTCCATCGTTCACCAGCCTCGTTGATCGGTCCTTGGCATAATGAGCTACGCATGTCGGCGCTTTACCATCCAGTCCCGTTATGATCGGTAGATCCCGATAGCCACCGTTCAATCGTTTCTGCACATATTCCGGAGTATAAACTTCCGTCCCGACATCGATGATGTCCCGCATAGACAGCGGCGATCCCTCTGGATAACGTAACGAGTCGAACGGTTTCTTTGTGCCAATGACGATCAGGCGTTTCCGTTCCTGCGGAAGCCACATATTCGCATTTACCGGACATTCCACACGCACATAATAGTTAGGTAGCTTTGTCAGGCATTCCATGACAACTTGGAATTTCCGCATACCCGGGACGTTCTCCACGATGTATACTTCCGGCTGAGCAAGAGCGACATGACGGAAAAAGTGAAGGAACAAATCATCGCCAGTCCGGGTCCCGTGAATATCAGCGATAGCGCTGTATTTCGTACATGGGAAAGTTCCGATATAGACGTCTGCATCCTGTTGATCCAGAACCGTTATTTGAGTAATATCACTTTCGTTTACCTTATGACAGAAATTTGTGCGGAGCGTATCGCAGGCAGAACGATCGATTTCGAATGATTCTATTACTTCAAGCCCGGCCTCAATCATTCCTAAATCCATGCCACCTGCACCGCTAAAATAACTTTTGGCGGTTATCATCTTCCTCACCTCCATATCCTTTAGTACTTACTTCAATCTCCCATTTCATAAATCGGTAAAAGCAGCGTGTTGTCCGCAATCTGAGCTTCAACTTGGTTGGGGTCCTCTGCTGTTTCTCCCAGATGCCCATTCAATTTCATAAGTTCAGCGACTTCAAGCGCATACGGTTCGTCAATGTTCGTAACGAGATATACATTGATAGGCTTGCCAGCCAATAGTCGCAATTGATCTATTTTCCAAAGAAGTTGAGTCAATTCGAATCGTTCCCTCTCGTCCAGGTATTTCTCAACATCTTCATTTTTGATTACCGTAAACTTTCTTGTGATGCCATCAAAAGCTGCCATTCTATCTCTCCTTTTTGGTTTTCATTTGCTTAAGCAGGATATTTCCATTTCTCATGCTACGATTTGCCTTTCGACGCTTTATCTCTTCGACAGGTAGCCATTCACCGCGCATACGGCCAAGGATTTGCAAACTAAGATCCGGATACTTGGCGGCGAAAAGCTTTTTCTTAAGCCTAAATGCAGCTGTTTCAACACCCTTAATATCAACAATGGTCTGTTCGCCATTTGCAAAAGTCAGCTTGAAGTCCGCAATATACGTGATTTTGGGCTTGTCCTGTAAGACAAAGGAGGGGTGACACTCCACTTTGGTCAAAGTCCCGTCCTTGATCAACCATAGAAGCTCCTGATAATATTCGCCCTCCATTTTGCTATCAAAACGGATGCCATCTATCGACAGTTTATATTTCTTCACTAATTCTTCTTCAAATAGCGTCCCATCTGGTGTAACGATTACTTTCTTTGCATTGTATTTACTCATTCGGCGGCCACCAAGTAAGGGAGAACCAGATAAAAACTATGAAGACTATCAATGCCCTGAAAAATGATTGGTTCTCTATTAGTGCCAAGACTAATGCAACTTTTTTCTGCATCTATTGCTTTTAAAATCTCAATCACGAATTTCACATTGAAATTTATCGAAATTTCATTTCCTGAAAATTCAAAAATTTCAACTGAAGCATTTGCATTCCCCGCAGAAGTATTTGATTCGATATAAAATGAATCGCCGCTTATTGTTAGCTTTGTCTTATGTTTTTCTTCACGGGCAATAATCTCAGCATTTTCGAAGGCCGAGATCATGTCTCGTGTATTGAATTGTGCAATTGTTAAAAATTTCTTTCTCAACAGACTATCTAAATCTGGATAAGTCCCTTCGAGTACACGAGAATAAAATGTTAGCCCCTTCATTTCTGCTGAGAATCCATACTCACCGAAATAAAAGTCAATATCTCCGCTATCCGGCGCAGTCTTTAAAAAGGTCTGAAGACTATCTTTGCTGACTACAGTGGAGAAAGATTCGAATGATCCACCCAATATCGGCTCCTCTGTCCTAGCCATTCGAACCCGATCTGTCGCTGTAGCTCTTACTTTGCCATCAAGAAAGTTGAAATGGATGCCATTAAATATTGGAGCCGAGTTTTTATCAACTGCTGCAGCAAAGATTGTTTTTCTGATCAACCTCTTGAATGATTCTGCTGACAAAGAAATAGATTCTGAATCAATAACGGGGATTTCTGGGTAATCCTCTGGATCAATCCCTGTTAATTTGAATTTATTAGTACCACTCTTGATAGTGACATCTAATCCCTTAACCTCAACCGTGATGTCTGCTCCCGCTTTCTGGGCAATTTCAACTACCTTGTCACCAGGAAGAACTATTCGACCATGGTTATTTATCTCCAAATTGTCTGTATCAATTGTTGCTCTGATATAGACCTGAACGTTACCGGCTGTCATAGATAAGCCATTTTCATCTGCTACAAACAAGATTCCAGAAAGAATCGGAATTGTCTCCTTGTTTGGCAGCGCACTTGCCACTTTCTTCAACGGATCGACAAAATAATGCTTATCGACACTAAATTTCACTGTTTGCCCCTCCTAAAAAGCGTTATATATCTACAATTTTCCATCGAGCTTACGTGCCAATCTAACAGCCTCTTCCATCCACTCTGCTGAAACAGGCTTAGATGCCTCTTCCGGCTCTTTAACAATAGGGATGATAGGTTTTCCATTAAATCCTTTACTAGCCTTAGGAGGTGCTGTTTTGTCGATCTGAAGGTAATCCCTCCACCGATCCTTCCGCAGGAATGTAGCTGGTAGTTTGATATACTCCATTTCTTTACCTTGGCACAGATCTGCATAGTTGATTGTTGCTGTCATGATGTCCTCAAGCGAGGCTTTATTTTTAAGGAGCGCTTTAAAGGCGCTGATTGCATCCTGTTTAGCAGCCTTTCTAGGATATACACTCCAAAAAGTGTCAAAGGGAGCCGCAGGCGGACGAATGTTTAATTCTTTTTCTTTTTCTTTATCTATTTCTTTATCTATTTCTTTATCTAAATCTATATCTATATCTATTGCGTTATATCGCTGTGACTGGTCGTGACTATCTTGTGACATGTCACGTGACGAATCTGATTGCTCATTAAGAGCAAACTTTTTATTTTCTCTACTGCGTTGTTGACGGAGACGATTTTGTTCCTTTATTCGCTCCATCCCATCAATATTTTGATGTTTTTCCCAGTTGGAAATGTAAATTTGTCCATCATCATTTTGTTCGATCATTTTCAAGTTACGAAAGGTCTGAAACGCTAATTTGATGGTATTTAAAGGTTTTTTGAACTTTTCTGAAAGCATCCCTTCTGTATACGGTATGTTTTCAGTGAGCATGACAAACCCGCCAGCATTGCATTTACCTGCTAAAGTGAGCAAACGAATCCAAATGATAATAATGGAATCTGCATCAGGCAGCGAGTAAATATAATCAAATTTGTTGTCATCAAACATGCCGGTTGTTATCTTTATCCAACTAATTTCAGCCATCATTACTCACCCATTTGAATAGTTATTTGAATAATATTTATAGAGTCCCTGATGAGTTTTTTCTCCATGAATCTACTCTTTAATGACTGGTTGAATAGTTTCTTTAATAATTTGAATAGTTCTTGGAGAGTCTTTTTTTCTTGAGATCAAGCCCATTTTCTCCAAACGGTCCAGATGTCCGTGTACCGTTGAAGAAGATTGTAAACCGACTGCAGACGCAATCTCTCTGACTGTTGGTGCATACCCATTTTCCTTGATATGGGAATCGATGAATTCTAAAATAGCCGTCCTCATCATGGAAACCTCAACTCCTACCTTGTTCCATTTGCAGGGTTTGGATATTCAGATAGCAAAACTTTAAGGCTATACTTAAGCGAATTAATGACTTCTCCATTCGACTCGAAAGCGTTATTCCACCGAACTTTATCAGCTTCCAAATCTGCCTCTTCCAGCCGAAGAGAAGAAACTGCCAACTCAGCACATTGAGCCTTATCCTTAGTTGCTGCCAAATACGCCTCTGCGTATACACGTTTTCTTTCTGCATATTTTCGCTTATATTCTCTCACTGCATCAGCAGCTTTCCTGCCAAGCAGGATTTGTATTTCTGTGAGGTAATCTATCTTTTTAGCGAGTGTAGCCGGGTATTCATGGCTACACTGATCCGCAAGACTATATAATTCCCCAAGCGTGTATTGTCTCTGAATCAATGTAGCCAGCCTCCTTTAGAATGGGTAATCATCATTAGGATTAGGATGCGTACCGCCTGAATACCCGCCGTATTCGCCGTATGAAGCGTTGGAATCACCTTGAGCATTACTACTCTCTTTTCTCTCTAAAAACCGCACAGAATCAGCCACGACTTCCGTAACATAGACCCTACGTCCTTCGTTATTCTCGTAATTCCTTATCTGAATCCGTCCTTCTACGGCGCACAGTTTACCTTTCTTTAGGTAATTAGCCGTCGCTTCAGCCGTCTGACGCCATGTCACAATAGGAAGGAAGTCTACTTCCCGCGCCCCTCCATTGGTGAAGGGACGGTCGATAGCTATAGTAAATGCTGCTGTAGCGACTCCTGATGGAGTGTAGCGAAGCTCTGGATCACGGGTAAGTCTTCCTATTAATATCACTCGGTTTAGCATGAAGAGGCCTCCCTTACGTCAGCTTCATGAGAGCGGCAAGCGTATTGCAAATAGCCGATTTACCTCGCTCTGACAATGATTTCGGCAAGTGGATACTAAACTCTGCCGCCAGATTTCTAATGGTATCTTCAGGTGCAGCGATCAACTCTGACAGTGTTTTAGGCCGCTTAGGCGACTCCGTTTGATTTTCTTCTACAGAGTACTCCGGTTCTACCGACTCGTCTTCATCACTCTCTACAGGGGCGTTAGGAAGCGCGAATAAGTATCCTTTCACCTCACTGACCTCAGTTTTCGTAAGATTCGAAGGATCGTTCGTGATTCTCCCATCAGATTCGATCCGGTAGTACTCCCGCAATCGGGTGTCTTCCGGAAGACCTTTTAAAGCTGCCAAATTCATTAATTTAATGTACTCCTTAGAATCAATGAATTTTTCCTTTGCGTGCTTAGGAGTCTTCATTTGATCACCCGTTACAGATCCGGTAACTAAATCATCATCCAATATCCCCAGGTAAGCATCAGCTCCAACCCCCAGAAATGATGTAGCCCGCTTGATCCCTTTAGTTAAGCATCCCTTACGAGCAGATCCCTTTTCCAAGCTTTCATGGTCAGTAGGGACTGGCGGTAGACTGTACACCGTCAGCCATTCCCATTCCTTGTTTTCTTCATTTAAAACACGGTATCCGATCTCAAGAGTGATTTCGCAACTGAAAATGTATTTTAAATAACCGCCTGCTGTTGCGCTGTCTTCACATACTTCATTACTAATTTTCCATGTCCACTGAGTCGGACCAAATATCCAGTTCATTCGATCAATGTGAGCTTGGTAGCTATAGCCGACAGAATCATACGTTCTGCCAGTTTCAGATGATTTTGCGGATTGAATAGCAACTTCAGATAATGACATCCGTAACAACGGCATTAATCGATTGATATCTGTTGGAGTAAATGGCGCTTGCAGCGGAATGCTTAGTCCGATTCTTTTTGCCTCTTCCAGCAGAAGCTCATATTCCGATAATTCTCTTTCAATTTCTGCTTTAGCCATGAATAACTTCCTCCCCATTCACTTTCAGAGTTTGTCCAGGAACAAAACGAGCTTCAAAGACCTGTGTATTCGGCATATCGTAATGTTCGATAGATTCGGCACAGTCTACAAAAACCGGATACTCCTTGTCAGTTAACTTCCTGATTAAATTAGAGAATTCAAGGAAACAACGAATTTCTTCGGAAGTGGATAGCAGGCGTACTTCCTTGCCGTCGAAAGTCGCTTTAAAGGCAGGCTTCATTTCCCCAGTACTTTTAACAAGTTCAAATAATCGAATGGATGCACGATTTAAATGAACAGAGATTGCCTTGACTTGCATATCGCATCGTTTGTTGTTGTACAGCTTAACTGCCTTAATAAGCTTCTCTGTATTTTCGATTACTTTATTAGCCTGGGCCTTTTGAGCGATAATCTCACGCTTTCTCGACTTAGCCTTAGTTTTGTTCTCGATCATAAGATCCACTTGAATATTATGGCCCTTCGTAATTTCAAGTTTCTCTTCTGATAACTGCAGAATCGCTTTCGTATCGTTTAGTTGTATAAGATTGGAAGAATTAAATTCTTCTTCATTTAACTTGTTTTCAGTTTCAGCAGCTAGAATACGATCCTCAAGTGCTTGGATTTGTGCATCAACAGCTAATATCTGATCAGTAATGGCCTGATTCTTCTGTTCTTGCTCTTTATTTAAATTTATTTCATGCCCACAGTTGTCGCATTGGATAAGATGTTCTTCAAAATTCAGACCTTGCTGAAGCATTTGTTTCTGATTTTGTAGGATTGCCATTTCATTTTTAAGCGCCTGCACATCAATCAGTACTGGAATCGATCTTTCAATGGCAGCGATAACCGACTTTAAGGAATCAATTTCAGATGAATCGATAGTTACTTTTTCAGGGATTTCAGCTTCCAGAGCATCATTCACTTCTTGCAGGGCACCGTCTAAACGAATAAGCTCTTCTTTTTGCTCTTTCAAGTAGATCGATTGATTTTTGATATAAAAGTTAGGATCGAGCAGGCTAACACCTTCAAGGATAAGAGCTGCTTCTGGGTCATCTTCCACTAAAAGAGCTATCACTTCTTCCTGCTTAGGAATAGGTATCAGAGGAATGATCTCTTCCTCCAGCTCTTTGTCCGTCATCCCCAACAAGAACTTAGGAAGGAAAGAGGCCATGAAATGACGGCGATTGCCTATCAGTTGATCAATCATGTCTTGCGGAGACTGAACGCCATTCAAGTAAATACGGTGATCGGTTTTCCCTTTCAACTTCACGACTTGACGTTCCACTGTAAATGCTCGGTCCTCAGAAACCGCGTTAATAACGATTTTGAATTCCGTGCAATCTTGATTCATCAAACGATCAGCTGCGCGCTCTTTCCCGAATTTATCTACTCCTGCAATGCCAAAGGAAATGATTTCTGCAATGGAGGATTTTCCAAGACCGTTTCCTCCAGATATTTCATTAAGGGTTTCATCGAAGAAAATTTCGCAATGCTCTTTATAACCGCGAAAACCTTCTACTTCAACGGAACGGATATACACTTGATCACTGTCCTTTCAAATAAGATCATGAATATGAAGACCGTAATAACGAATAGCATTGTTGCCCCAATGCTTGTTTTCCCGTTGTTCGTGACGAATCTCTCGGATAGCTTCTTCTAAATAAAGAGGCAGATCCTTTATGCTTTTATTCTCACTTATTAGATTGAAAAAGTCGGAATTAATTTCACAGCCATATGATTCAGCATGCTGAAAGATCATTTCCCCGACATCATGGTCGCTTATGTCAAGATATTGCTCCCAATTGTCAAGAACCTCTTCAGTGATGCAGGATGCTATTTTTAATGCAATCTCTTCTATACTTTCAGTCATGCTATTTACCAATGATGCGCTTGCATGCTATTATGAGATCGTTCATTTTGTAACTGAGTCGGTCGGCCAACCGACTCTTTGTTCTCTTCAAGGACTCTAGCTGACATTTCGCGAATGGTTTCCTGCGCTTTGCAATCCGCGATCATACGCGCAGCTTCGTGACCCTTCATAAGACCTGTTGCGTACACCACGCCAGAAGTCATTCCACTATCCCTTAACATTTCAGAGAACTTCATCTTCTTGCCCTCCTACTTGTTCACTATTAAATTGCTTTTTGATATGCCTTGCATAGAAACTCCCTACTGAATCGGCTGACATCATAAGTGCGTGAGTCTCAGGCGGCACGCCCTGGTAAGCATAGACAGTAGCTTTACCTTTGAATCTCACAAATAGAATGTGTTGCAGGTTATCGTATCCAACTGCATCCAAATTGCTAGATTGAACAGGCGTTAACTGCATCAGATATAATCCTCCGGTCTAAAGGATTCAATAAATGAAATGGCCTCGTCATAATCAATCCGGCGAATGTGAGAGTATTTGGCGACCTGGAAGTGATCCTTCAGTTTGCTCCAGATCATCCGACGATACTTGCCAACCAATTCTTTAAAGTTAATATCCGTCTCTTTATAACGGTCCTTTGTCAGTTTGCCGGAGGTTACACGCACGGCATGCTGCAGATGATAGCATTCGTTGTCATTCAATGTGACGCTGTCCCGTACTTCTTGGACCATAATCTGTACTTCCTCGAATTTCTCCGAAACATCTTCCTGCATCTGCTTCATTCCGTTAAACAGACTTCTCAGCGCAGCTCCTTGAGTTTCAGTAAGCTGTAATTGCCTTTCCACCACAGACATCAATTCCATACTCATTCTCTTCCTACCACCTTCCTTGAATTAATTGCCGGCCTGAGCTGTTCAATGAACGTTTCTAGCATGTCCAGGCTTTCAGATAACCGTTTTTTCTCGCCGCTACTTGCTGCAGCGATTGCGCCCAAGTTGAAGGATGTAATCCCAACCTTCTGAAGAAACTGTTTTACATGAATGCTGAACTGAACCGTGTTAATATCCGCTTCATATTTCAGCTTCTTCAGCTTTGCGGATTCATGCTGCTCGTCGAAATCATCAGGCTGTTGCAGTTCTAATGCTTTCACCTTATCCTGAGCCTCTTTAAGCCCTTCGCGGAGGTTCTTAAGTACGAACTCACTGTTGTCCAAATCTTGCTTATGTTTTGCTTTAAGCTCTTCTTCCCTTTGCTTAAGGAGCATTTGCTTCTCTTTTTCCTTCTGGGTTAGAAGAAGATTTGTTTCCTCCTGGTGCCTCTCAACCGCTGCCGCAACAGCATCATCCAATTGATCAGCCGGAATAGCATCCCTATACCGTTGTTTCATTTCGAAAAGCTCAGATTCCGCCTGTTCTGCTCTTTCGTCAGCTTCTAAACGCTCACGTTCCAACCGTTCCTTCGTCTCAACAAAGGCCTTATGAGTGCTGATTAGGCCAGCATCTAGCTGCTGAATGATCTCCGATGTAGCATGCTCCACGATAAATTTTGCCTTATCATATTGCTTGCCGCTGCCGAATCCTGCTTGCTCCGCAACAATATCCCTCGTTTGACCGGTCTGCTCAGGTAAAATTTCCTTACCCGCCATTCGTTCTTTGGCTTTTATCTTCTCGATCTGCTCCAGACGCTTGCCCCACTCTACCCGTTCAGTAAAGCTAAATTCCTTCCGGTGCTCATTTTCCGAAATCTCCAATCGCAGCTGATGTTCGGCATCGCTTATGTCCATGATCCGGACAAGAACCTGTTCGGCCTGATTGAAGAAATGAGCTCGTAACCTACGTTCGCCAGCAATTAATTGATAGTCCGGCGTAATGACGATTGGATTAATAAGGCCATTTTCCTTAATGTCAGCTGCTAGTTCTTCGATGTTTCCAAAATCTTTTCGTATCCGATCAGATACTTTTATTTGGTTGATATCGATTAGCAAGATAACTCTCCTTTCATTAGTAATATTTCATTTGTCCTTTTCTGTCGTATAATGGAAGTTGTCGAGACTTACCAAATAATTAACAGAAAGAAGGTTTTTCAGTGTCATCAGAAATAAAAAGAATTAACCTCGCTAAAGTTATTAAATCTATTAACAAGATTACAAAAAATCGAAATGAAGTGCGTATATCATCATTGAAAGAAGAAACAGGATTAAGAGAGTATGAAATATTCGTATACCTTTGTTCCTTATATCACAACAAACTGATCGAGGTTTCTGAACCGGATTTCTATAAACACCCAATTGATAGAATCGCGTTCACAGTAAATCTTACACCAGCTGGATATGATTACTTACTCGATCTCGGGATCATTTAACTAACTGCTGACCGGCCAAGAATTTCAAGTCAATTATTAATTCCTCAAGGATACTTACAGCCTCTTTGTAACTGATTCCACTTATTGATAGAAGCTTTTTTATCTCATTGGGTAAATCTCGGACTGGTAGTTTTACTTCGTATGAATCTACTGCAATCACAGCAGCTTGAAGTCTTTCGGAGTACTCTTTTGCCCTATGGATGATTTGTTCAGGAGTGCTCTCGTCCTTCTTGTTAATGTCAGATAGCTTTGATCCGCAATGCGCACAATATCGTGCTTCTAGTCGGTGATATGTTTTGCCGCACTCACAAACCTCATACTTAGTGATTTCAGCGGTCGCTCTAGCAGCGGCCTGTTCAAATTGGTCTGATAGAGTTTCTAAAACAATGTTCCGGATAATATGTTCAAGCGGATTTCCTTTGGGAAATGGTTTTTCAGTCATGTTTCTCAACTCCTCCCTTTCAAACGCTTAGGAACTGGCTTACTTCCTGCCGCTTTTGCGTTTTCAAACTCCCTTACCCAATCTGTGCGGGTATACCATTTACGAGCTTCCTTAAAACCTTTGAGTTCACCGGCTAGCATCCAATCTTGTACAGTTCGAATGTTAACGCCAAATTTTTCAGCAACATCATGATCAGTCAGAAGTTTGTATTCTTCTCGATCCGGCCAACCAAAACGGGCAAACAAATCACTTAGAATAACACGTTGATCTTCAGCAGATTGCATTGAAATGATATGATTAATAATTGAAATTGCCATAGCTACCATGTTGTCCAATTTGTTATCACTCATTTTTACACGCTCCTTTTTAGGAAGAGTATTCCCAAGATCAGTGCATGTAAGTAAATAATCACTAAACAATAATCATGCCTGTTCGTAATTCAATTCTTCTTGCCGCCTTTTCCATTGATCTAAACTACTGGAACTAAATAGGTAACGAGGATTCTTGCTACCATCCACCCCGTTCATTCGATAAGGAATCTTCTTCTTTCGGCAAAGAATGCGAAGCGTGTACTCACTCATATGGAGATAATCACAAGCCTCTTGGAATGTTAACGTTACATCAGATTGCACGTTCAGGCTTTCTCGGATACGTCTCTCAGCGGCAGCGACCTCCTCAGCTATAACAGCTCTAATAGTCGCTTCTATTGATATGGTCATGATACCTCCCCTTTCAAACTAATGCTTTGGAGTAACTTCACGAATTTATCCGCATAGTAATGAGGTTGCGTCTCTCGCGGACTACTTGGGCTAATGATATTCTTGCCATATTCAAGGCCTCTTTCTGTAAGAGACTTGAAACATTTTGTCCCACCCTTACTAGACGGCCTTTCAAGTTCTTCTAATAATCCATTTGCAATCATTAATTGATTGAAAGCGGCTGTTTGAACAGAAACACCATGTTTTTTCAATAAAACCGTTGCGGATTCAGTCACTTGTTCATCAGCATAAGCCGGTAAAGGTATGAGCAAGCCCTTTTGCTTGTTAAAATCGCTAAGGAGCTTTAGCTTTCCGCTCTCAGGCAATCTGAGGATTTCGCTTGCCGCTTCGAGGAAATAGACCTCCTTTTTGAACTGGAGCAGAGACGGATCGTCGTAACGTGATGTTCTGATCGAATCATTCAGGAGTAGCTGGTTACGCATTCGATTGAACTCACTGATATAAAGTTCCTTGAAACGAGCTGCTTCCTTGCCCGTGTAGCCCATGACCAAAAAAGCGAACCCTTGCTCAGTGATAATGTATTTCTGATAAGTGCGGCCACCATCGTCCTTATAGTCGACCAGTCCAAAATTGGACCGATGAAAATCTTGGCTGCATTCCAATCCGCGGACATCCCGCATCACATGCTTGTGTTCTTTGTCAAACGTCGCTGCTACTGTCAGGCTATCAGTCACCAATCGGTCACTCTCAATAAATACAAGCTCCGTCATTTATTCACCTCGCTATCTAATTATGTAGTTCTAGTCTTAATTATTGTCCAAAATCAGATACACTTGTCTGTCTCAACTAGAATCTCTATAAGAAAAAGTCAACAGTAACACCGAAGTATTTAGCCAACACTTTCAATTTGTTAGCCTTGGGCATATAATTCCCTTGCTTCCAATTTGTCAATGTTGCCGTAGAAATACCTGTGTCTTTAGAAACCTGATACGCGGTTTTTCCTGTTTGCTCTAACAGACCAAGGAATTTCTCGTACACTTTTCACACCTCTTTCCGAATAAAATGTTGACTACTAGCTAAGTTTTCTTATATAATCAGAGTGTCACCTAAGTTATTAAAGAAATCTCAGCTGTATCTCGTTTATAACTTAGTTTTCTAAGCTATGTCTGTATATTAGCATAGATAACTGAGTGTGTCAACGATGATTAGCTTAGTTTTCTGACTTCATTTTTGTCGGAAACTGAGGAGGAAATCTAATGTACGAAAGATTTGAGGAGTTGCTTTTAAAGCACGACATCACTGCATATAGGGTATCGAAGGAAACAGGAATAACAACAGCGACCTTTAGCAGTTGGAAACAAGGGAGATATACACCTAAGCAAGATAAATTGCAAAAAATAGCTGAGTATTTCAATGTTTCAATTGATTATTTGTTAGGTCACACGGACGATCCAACTCCCGGACCCAGACAACTAAAGCTATTTAAAATCAATGAGGATGAAGCCGATTACTTTACAGAACGTGAAACTGAAATACGGTCGAAAATCACTCTAATATCCTCTGAAATATCCGAAATGGAAAAACACATATATTCAATTGATACTGATACGAATTTGGATTACAGCAAAAAAATAAGTTTAATTAAGAATCTAAAAAAAACCATCGAACACTTGGAGAATGAAAGAGATGCATTAAGTGAAGAATCAAGTCACCCATATTGGGCCACCACAAAGGACAAGCGTGATCTTAAAAAAATACTCGAAGAAGATGCGCCACTTATGTTTGATGGCGTCCCAATTGAAGGGGATAGCAAACAGCGCGTAATTGATGTACTTACCGGCCTGTTCTGGGAAGCCAGAGAAATGAACAAGAAAACGTATGGTCGAAAAAAAGAGTCGAATGAATCAAATGACAAGTAGGTGACTCCGTGGATGATGAGATCAAAAAACTAGTCAGGCGATTTAAGACCACCGATCCATTCAAAATTGCGGAAGGCCTGAATATATTAATCCGCTACGCTGACTTCGAAGGTGAAATTCGTGGATTTTATTACAGATTACTCCGGAGAAGGTTTATTGTTTTGGATTCTGGTCTTGACTGGTATTGGCGAAGAATTGTTTGCGCCCATGAATTAGGACATGATCGACTCCACCCTGGAGTAAGCCGCTTCTGGGTGGATGAGCAGTCCTTTCGAAATATGGGAAAATATGAACGCCAAGCAAATTTATTTGCATTGAAGCTGCTGACTTACGGCGAAGAAATATTTGAAAACGAGACATTGAATTCCTACTTAACAAGATGCGGAATTCCTCACGAACTTCACTCTTTGTATCTATAAAATACATTTCTCGCACTTTTTTATATGCGAGCGGTTTTATATACCCAAAAATAGAACATACGTTCTTGAGGAGGTGAAAAATGGAATTTTGACAGACCTATTTTTATAACAAATTGGACTTTTATCAAACCATCAACTAGAAATATGAAAGGACTGATAGTGCGTGGCAAAAGGAAGTATTGAAAAACGAGGAGAATTTACTTGGAGATTGCGTGTTGATCTTGGTCTCAATGCAGATGGATCACGTAACAGACCTAGTACTCCTCATGAAATTGATGATCCAGGATTAATGAAATTATCTGCTAAATGCAGCAAATATTCAGAAGCCCCTAAAAAATTAAAAGAATACCTAGATGACAAACTGGGCGACTTTAAACGCAAGGTTTTAAGTGGTAACTATATCGCACCATCAAAATTAACTTTTAAAGAGTTTTACGAAAATGCATGGATCCCGAAATACGCAAAGATTGAACTCAAAAAAGGAGCTACTTTCAAATCTCATTGCTCCAAAATAAATAACCATGTATTACCCAAGTTCGGTCATATGGTTATAGAGGATATAACCACAATGATGTTAGTGGACCATTTCGCTAACCTACGTAAACCTGGCGCACGTATAGACAAGAGAGGCAATAAAACAACTCTATCTTCTCGAACAATCCAATATACTTACGATGTGACCATGAGTGTATTTAGAAGAGCTGTGGAATGGGGGCTGCTCACAGATAATCCACTGGAAGGTCTTAAACGACCACAGATCAGTAAAGAGGACAAAAAAGCAAGGAAAGATCGGATGAATTATTACGAAGAGGATGAAGCAACCGAAATTATTAATGCACTGTTAGTAACTGAGTCTGTTTGGCGTATGTATTTTCTTGGCGCAATTATCGGCGCTTTTCGCCGAGGTGAATTACTTGCACTAGATGAGGATGATTGTGATTTTGCAAATAACAGACTCCGTGTCGACGAGGGCATATCTGATACTGAGGATGGTGTAGCGACTATAGCAGATACAAAAAATGAAGCCTCAGATGCATATGTAGACATGAGCGAATGGTACATGAATGAACTTTCCGCACACATTAAAGCAAATCGCAAACTGAAACTACACTTAAAAGCTGAAGGGAAATGGGAAGGTGGTGATCGTAACTTCGTCTTTCACTCCGGAACAGGTAAACCATATTACCACACAACACCCACGCAGCGTTGGAAAGATTGGTGCGAGAAAAATGGATTCCGGTATGTGACGTTACACGGACTCAGGCACACTAACGCGACTTACCTTTTGGGACAAGGAGCATCGATCAAAGATATCCAACATCGATTGAGACATTCGACCCCACAGGTAACAAGCCAAACTTACACTCACGTTACAAAGAAACTCAGTCGCCAGACCGCTTCTCACTTCGACAAGTTTGATCCAACAGTTCGTCCCCAATCCGTCCCCAATGACAAAAATGGTGCTCAGTCTTCATAA